CATGAGCTTCTCGTTAAAGCTGTCAAAAAACTGGCTGAGCAAAATAATGCTAGCCACGTAATCTATGCGTCCGATACAAGCGACGCCAAAAAGAATCCTCTAGTAGTAGAAAAGAAACTTCAGTACTTAAATCTGTTGTTTCCGAACACAAATTTCGTTGGGTATTCTGACTTAGCTGAAGAAGTTAAGAAACTAAAAGAAACTTACAGAAACATTATTATTGTTACCAGCTCAGATAAAGTATCTTCCTTTAAGAAAATTAGAGAAGCTAAAATTATATCTGCAGGCGACACAGATCCAGATTCTGATGACACAATACGTAGTCAAGCAGTTAAAGGATTGTATGAAGATTTTAAAAAGAATTTACCTTCATCAATTCGCGATTTAGATTCTCGTAGATTGATGAATGATATTAGGGTTGGTTCTGGATTAGAACCAATTAAAGAAGAACTTAAATTGGTAAAAGACGAAATGAGAGAAAAATATTTCCGTGGAGAAATCTTCAGTGTTGGTGAGATCGTTGAATCTGATGGCAAACAAATGGAGATTGTTAAGCGTGGATCAAACCACCTACTTCTTAAAGAAGATACAGGTGCTCTTGTAACAAAGTGGATTCACAATGTAAAGCCAGTTACTGAAGCAAGAAAATCAAGAGCAATGAGTGCTGCTCAGAAATTGCAAAGAGCACTTGAGCGTGAACGTGAAAAGAATAACAGAGGAAAGACTGGTCTTTCTGGTTTAGATTATGATGAACATCAACGCAGACTTCGTGCAATTATGCACAGTATGAATAGCAAACCAGTTAATGAAGAGCATGATGATCATTATAACAACGCTCAAATGCATAGAGACAATGCTGAAAAAGCTAAAGCAAAGAATAATATGGGTTCTTTCCACTCGCACATGGTCAATCATCATGATGAATTGGGTAAATGGCATACATCTAAAGGTCGCCATGCGATTGCCGATAAAGAATACGATAAAGCTGAAAAACATCATGAAGAATTTTTAAAGCATCCTTATATTGCTGAAGAAATTGAAATGAATGGTAAGTCTGGTGTTGAACATCATAAAGATCACAAGATTGTTCATCATGGACATGCAGTTCAAATTAAAATTGGTAAAGAACACCATAACGATATTAACAATTTAGAGCATGGTGGTCGTCATACTTTTAAAGATCAAGACGGTAATCATTGGCATGCTGTTAAGAAAGGTGAGCGTATTCACTTTGCTCCGCACAGTGTTGATACAATGACATTATCTAACATGTCTTTTCACGTACACCAAGACGAGTTCAAAGGCGATCAACAAAGCGGTCAAGGACAGGCTCCTTCTGATGCACCACCAGCTGATGGTCACCAGCCATATGATGTATTCTCAAGTGTGGGTAATTTACCATGAATGAATTAACAACAGCAATTAAAGTACTGTTGGCAAATACAACAGTAATGTATTATAAGACACATCAATTTCATTGGAATGTAGAAGGTATAGAATTTACTCAGTACCATGCATTCTTCGAAGAAATTTATACTGATGTTTATGATGCGATTGATCCAACTGCAGAGTGGTTAAGAAAGTTTGATGTATATGCTCCAGTCAGTATTGATGAACTTTACAAATATAAAACTCTAGAAGAAGAAACAGAAAGAGTTGTTCTTCTTGTGGATATACTTGATAAGTTAGTTATTGCAAACGACGAAGTCATTAACAGCCTAAATAAAGTGTTCGACATTGCTATGAAGAACAAAGAGCAAGGCATTTGTAACTTTGTGGCAGATAGAATTGATCATCACCAAAAGCATGGCTGGTGGTTAAAATCTTCTCGTAAGAAAATAGGATAATAAATGAAAAGTTTTCAAACATATTTAAAAGAAGAAGCTGAGAACAACGAAAAGTTGACACATATTACTCATGCTGAAGATCGTCCATTATTTCATGGTCACGAAGGTTTTGAGCATGCTCATGGTGCATTGACTCAGGCTCATGAACATATGAAGGCAGGTGGACACAATAGTAACCTGACTATGAAATATGATGGTTCTCCTTCTGTAGTGTTTGGACATCATCCTAAAAATAATAAATTCTTTGTTGCAACTAAAGGTGCATTTAACAAAGAGCCAAAGATTAATCATACTCACGAAGATATTGAAAAGAACCATGGGCATGCTCCTGGTCTTGCTCAGAAACTTCACCATGCTCTTGAACATCTACCAAAAGTTACACCGAAGAAAGGTGTTTATCAGGGCGACTTGATGCACTCAGAAGGCGATGTTCAGCATGATAAGAAAAAGGGTACTGCTAAGTTTACACCAAATACAATCTCTTACACTGCTCATGGTGATGAAGCCAAGAAAGCTGCAGAATCTAAGGTAGGTGTTGTTGTTCATCAGAAATATGAACATGGTGAAGGTGCTGATAAGAAATCTCTTGAGTCAATGCATGTTACTCCACATCCAGATACTCATAACTTTAAAGAACATAAAGATGTTCATTTAAAGACAGCTAATCACGACACAAGTAAGATTGATTACCCTGAGAAAGATCAGAAAGAATTTCATAAGCATATGAATGCTGCCAAAGAAATTCATGACACTCATGGCCATAAAATGTATGATGCTATTCATCCAGAGCACAAAGGCGAAGGTGGTCATCTAGGAACTTACATTAACAGCACTGTTCGTAATGACGAAGTACCAAATGTAGAAGGTTTCAAGAAACATGTTACTGCAGCATATGAAAAGAAAGCTGCAAAGGTTAAGACAGAGAAAGCAAAGGCTGCGCATACTGGCGAAGGTGCTTCTCAAGTTGCCCATGTTGAAGCAAACAAGGGTCACTACAGTAATCTATTAACAATGCATCATCACTTGGCTCAGGCTAAGAATACATTGGTTAAAAATCTTAACAAGAATACCAATGGTCTTGAACATCATATCGATGACAAGAAAACTGATCCAGAAGGTTTCGTTGTTAACCATGAACATAATGGTAAAGAACAACCAACTAAACTGGTTAATCGTGGAGAGTTTGCAAAGGCAAATCTATTAAAAGTTAAAAAATGGAATCAACCAAAATGATTTCATTTAAAAAATACTTTGCTGAGAACTGCGGTTGTGCAGCATGCATGGATCACAAAGAAGATGGTAAAGCAGTTGAAGAATTAAAGTATGCTTTGCTTGATCATAAAAAAGAAATCAATGCAGTTAAAGATAATCCAGATAAAGTATATGCGATTATTAATCGTTTAATGACATCAATTGCCAAGTCTCATAATATCTCTGGGCAAGAAATGCACGATATGTGGGTTGATAAGTATAAAGAAATCCCAGATACTTGGATTATGGAAGACGCAAAGGGTTATAAAAACCCAACTGGTGGTCTGACTCAAAAAGGTCGCGACCATTATAATAGAGAAACAGGTGGACACTTAAAAGCACCAGTGACAACTCCTCCTTCTAAATTGAAAGCAGGAAGTAAAGCTGCGAATCGTAGAAAATCTTTCTGTGCTCGCATGAGTGGTGTTGAAGGTCCAATGAAGAAACCTAATGGTGAACCAACTCGTAAAGCATTAGCATTAAGAAAATGGAACTGCTAAAATGATTACTTACAAAGAACTACAAGAAAAAGGTATCTGCTGGCCAGGATATAAGCGCAAGAAAGGTACCAAAGCCTACGATAAAGGAAGCTGTGTGAAAGAAGAAACAGAAAAACATCATGCGATGGTATTTGGTCGTATGAATCCAATTACTACTGGTCACGAAGCAGTAGTAAATAAGATGCATGAAGTTGCTAAAGAACATAACGCTGGTCATACATTAGTTGTTTCTCATAGCCAAGGTAAAACAAAGAAAGATCTTGCTAAGAATCCACTTACTGCTGAGCAGAAAGTTGGACATGCTAAGAAAGCATTTCCTGGAACTAATGTAAAATCTTCAAGTAAAGAAGCACCTACTATTTTACACCATGCTGCAGAATTACATAAACAAGGTGTTACTCACCTACACGTAATCGCTGGTTCTGATCGCCATCATGACTTGCATGAGTTATTACACAAGTACAATGGTGAGCATGCTGGTCATGGTCATTATAACTTTAAGAAAATTACTGTTCATTCTTCTGGCGAGCGTGATCCAGATTCAGAAGGAACTAGTGGTATGTCAGCAACAAAAATGCGCGAACATGCTGCAGCTGGTAACAAGAAAGAATTCCATGCTGGTGCTCCATCTAAAATGTCGCCAAAAGATAAAGACGCAATGTACAAAGATGTTCGTCATGGTTTAGGTATTCATGAGTCTGTTTCTACAAATGAACCAACTACTCAAATTCCTTCAAAGAAAGTTGAGAAGAAAACATACAAAGAGTTGGTTAAGAGCATGACCAAACGCAATGGTCCAGCTAAAGATACTGAAGGTTCTCTAGATAAGTCTGAAAAAGTTGAATTAGATGAGAAAGACGAATTGCGTGGTCGTATTGGTACAAATATTGTTAACAAGAAACCAAGAGAAGGTCAAACTGATTTGAGAAATATTCCATCTGGAAATAGACCAGATAGTAAAAATAAGTTCTCTCAAGGTGAAAGAGATTCACAACCAAGTCGTTTGAAGAATGATATTAAAGCATCATTAGGCAAACACACTAAACCAAATCTACCAGAAGAAGTTGAAGTTGTGGCGGAAATGGACAGTCAACAACCACAAGGTCGCATCAAACCCGATGGCACAAGAAGCCACAGTACATATGGTTCAAGAGACGGACATAATATTGCAGGACCTGATTTAACTGCTAAATCAACTACCCCTAAAAAAGTGATTAAAAAAAGCACTAACATTTTGAATCGAGCATTCAAATCTAAGATGGATGAAGAGACTGAACAGAAAGAAGAAAAACCAGATCCTGTTCATCGTGTTTGTGTAACTTGTTCTGAACCAGATCATAAGCATGAAAGCAAGCGTGAACCAACAGAGCGTTTTATTAAAACATCTGCACCAAGCAAAGCAACTGCTGTTTTGAATGCAAAGCGTTACTTTAAAAAGATGGGTTTCAAAGTTCATGACGCTAAACATTTAAACATTGTTAGCGAATCGTTAGATGAGCATTTAAACCCAGCAATGGGTGCGGGTGCTTACATCAATGATTTCATTAAATCTACTAATCCACGTTTTGTAAATAAATCTAAAGAAGAACGTAGACGTATGGCTATTGGTGCTTATATGGCTGCCAAAGCAAAAGGTATTAAGGAAGAAACTGAGACTCATGAACTTGGTGTTCATCATGATGAACCAATCTCTCGCCATGAACACATTAAAAAGGCAATTGAAACGCATGGTGGAAAACATAATGGCCATAGCGATAAAGCTACATACTTTAAATTTCCAAGTGCCGAACACGCTAAAGCTGCAAAAGCTCATATGAATATGTATGGTGTTCGTCCAGACCACTGGGTAAATGGTGAGCACATTCATGAAGGCAGTCAACATGTTAAACCAACTGTTGACACTAAAAAGTATTCATGGGGAACTATGAAGACTGTTCACCATGGATCTCATTTCTCTATTCCATTACATCCTGAACATCATCAAGCAATCGCAAAATTAAAAGATGAACAAGAGCATCATTTTAAAGATGAGACAGGTCGTCATTGGACTGCTCGTCGTAAAGGTGAACATGTTCACTTTCAAGGTGCCAATGGTGGTAACTCTACAGTAGTTCCTCATCATACAATGAATGAAGAAACGAACAACAATAAGAAAAAGTTTAAATTCTACAAAGGTCAAGAACATTTTATTGACCCAAAAGAGATTCATAAAAAAGATTCTCATAAAGCAGTTAAAGAAGCTGTTGAGCAACCATCTGGTGATGATTCAATTCCAACTCAAACTTCAGCTCCAGGAGAAATGGATGGAGAAAAGACTGGTAAGAAATCAGGTTTAAAGAAATTCAAAACATCATTGGTTAAAATCAGTGCTGGTTCAGTCGGAAGAGAAACTGAAGAAGGCTGGGAAGCACCAAAAATTAAAGGGAGCAAGTAATGAGTATTAGAGAAGAAACTGCTGAACAAGCAGCAGATCATAATAAGCGTCTTAAGAAATTCAAAGATATGGCTAAACAAAGCGAATTAGAACCAAAGAATATTAAAGAAGCAAATCATCGCGAGTTTGCCGCTGCTCATAAAATGCACCCAGACATGGCTAAACATATGTCTGTTGGTCAAGAACATGATTATTATGAGCCAGGAACTGGTGATAAAGTTTCTGGTAAAGTTATGCATAAAAGCGCAACTGAAGTTCATATGAAACAAACTCATGACTCATATGATCCAAAGAAAAAAGGAACTGTTCATAAGTTTAAAATCGCTCACAATCTTAACGAAGGTGAAGATAAAGAGATGGTTATGATTGATCTTCAAACTATTATCAATCATGTTAATCGTCTAGAGAAATGTATTGGCAAAGAGATGGATTTACCAGAGTGGGTAGAGGCTAAGATTACAATGGCAGCTGACTACATTGGAACTGTTGCTGATTATATTGAAGCAGATCTTCAGGTTAATGAAGAAGAAAAGAAAAAGAAACCAAAATGGCTTGAAGATGCTGAGAAGCGTGCCGAAGCAAGAGAAGGTAAACTAAAGGAATCAGAAATGAAATCATTTAAAGACTTTGTCGGTGTATTAAAAGAATATGAATCAGACAAGAACGGTGTTTATCGTCACACAAAGAAAGCATCTTATGGAACATCATACAATGATCCAGAAGGCGAATTCGAATCTAAAGACGATATGAAAAAACCAGCTAAAAAATCTGGTCGTCAAGCAGGTTCAAGTGTTGGCTCTTACAAACGTCGCCAGCCAAAAAACGATAAATAATAAAGTCCAAATTCAAGGAGAATAAAAATGGCACTATGGGGAAATCAAGACGCATTGTCTTCAGCACCAAAGAATATTGCAAGAAAAGCATATTTCGATGCAACAAATACAACTTCTGTTGTAAGTACAGCTAACTCTACTATCAGTTTTCAAGGTCAAGCACACAACTTCGCTACTGGCGACGCTGTTGTTTACAGTGTAAATGGCGGAACTGCAGTTGGTGGTCTAACAGATGGAACTACTTATTACGCACGTCGTGTAGATTCTTTTAACGTAGAATTGTTTGATACATATGCGCATGCTATTGCTACTGGTTCAGCTACTGGTCTAGTTTCTTTAACTGCTGCTGGTACTGGTACTGCTCATTCACTACAACGCAATCCAGGTGTTTCAAACGCATATGGTCGCGCAAATGGTGGTTCAACAGTATTTTTAGTAACTAAAGAAGAAGCTCAAGCACCAGAAAACCGTGCTATCGGTATTAAATCTGCTGGCTGGTGGAAGTATCTAACATTCACTGCTGGTGATAGTTCAGTTCGTCATAAAGTAGAGAAACTTGTTGCTCTACAAGGTGAAGTTACTGAGTCTTTTGCTAACTATGTAACTAACAACGATCCATTAGTATCTGGTGATATCACTATTAATACTCAACCAGTTAATGCTTCTGTTACTCACCCAGCAACTGCTACATTCACTGTTGCAGCTTCTATTACTGGTAACGGAACTATTGGATATCAATGGTATCGTCAAGCGAACGGCACTGGTAGCTTCACTGCTGTTTCTGGCGCAACTTCCGCTTCATACACAACAGGAGCAACTACTGTTCTAGCCAATAACGGCGACGTATACTATTGCGTATTGTCCGCTACTGACTACCCAACAGTACAATCTGCATCTGCAACTCTAACTGTTGCTTAATAAATAATTATGTAGACATGGGGAGGTGCTCCCCATCATTCCTTGAAGGTATAATGGTGTGAATGAAAAACTAAATGAAGCGAACTTTCTACTTTATGCAATGCATCATTACGATAACACTCAGTGTTATAGTTTGGCAGAATTTGAAGATGATTTAAAGAAGTTTTTGTATTTAAAGAAATTATTATCAAGATATAAAAATACTAGTGAATTAAAAGAAAGACTTATATTAAATCATATTATTGTTTTATATAATTTGTTTGGTGATGCCACAACAAAGATGTTATTTTATAAAATTGATGAAAGCTGTTGGGATATTTTAGTTACATTTTTAGTGTATCTAAACAAAATGCCAGAGACAGTTCCTGATTATAAAATAAATCTTTCTGAGTTTATTTTAGATGAAACAGTTATAGCGAAGCTAAGGGAAATCTAATGAGTCAATTAATCGACAATGCAATAGCACTAAGAGTTTTACACATGCTTGTGACTAACTTCACAGACACTGCTGCATTCAAATTAGGAATAATTGATGCCAAAGGTAAAAACCTCATTAAGAGTAGCCAATTTAAAACACAAGAACAAAGAGATGCGTACGATTATCTAACTCGTCTTGTGTTTAATCTTAAAAAATTAATCAATAAATTTGGTGGAGAAAGCAGATTAAAAAGTATTGCTGCTGCCCTTTGGTTGATTCAAGAAAATCTTAGAGTTGGTAAAAGATCTACGATTTATCTAGAAGAACAGTTTAAACATCTAATGGAAAGTAATGTCCATTTAGTTGAAGAAGAAATTTTAGTTGGTAGATTTTTAAAAGAAGATGGCGATGGTGGCGGATTATCTGGTGGTAACATGACTAATCCAGGTGGACCCCCAACAAATAATACATCTGGTATGGTTGCCACTCAAGAGCCAAAGATTAAGAAGAAAGATATTAAAAAATATCAGAGCGGTAAATCAAAAATAATTTTTGGATTAGGTCGCCGTAAACCATTAGGTGTTCAAGAGATAACTTAAAATGTGGATTTTGTCATTCGTTCCTGATGCTTGGTTACACTATGCAGTATATGCTGTATTAATTTCTGGCATCAGTGCATACATTGTAAGTTTCATACCACTGTTGCCATATAGAAATATTATCAGAGTAGTTGGTACTTTACTAACTGTTGCTGGTATATATTTTTATGGAAGCTACTCTACTGAAATGTCATGGCGCAGCAGAACTGAAGAACTACAAAAAGAAATTGATGCAGCGAAAGTTAAATCCGATGATGCGAATAAACAAATAGCTGGTTTAATTGCTCAGAAAACACAAATTATACACGATAAACAAATAATTATTCAGAAACAAATAATACAAGATGCTGCTAAGATTGACAAACAATGCGTTGTTGATCCTGAAGTTATAACTATACTAAATAATGCTGCGAGCGATAAATGAAAAAGATATTAGTAATTTTATTAATGTTAACTGGTTGTTCAACAGTTGTTCCTGTTAAACAGTCTTTTCCTGATGCGCCAGAAGAATTAAAATCTGCATGTCAAGATTTAAAACTGATTGAGCCTACAACAAAACTGAGTGATGTTGTTTCGGTTGTTACTTACAATTACAGTTTATATAAAGAATGCCAGCTGAAGAACCAAGAATGGATTGACTGGTATAACAAACAAAATTCTATATTCAAGAGTGTAAAGTAACATGGAACTACCAGAAAGAATAGCTAAATTGGAAGCACAAGTAGAAGGCATAAAAGAAGATGTCGCTGCTGTGAAACAAGACATCAAAGAACTTCATTCTCGTATTACTACAACAACACGAGAGATCACTGATCACATCGATACAAAGATCGATGAGCTTGCAAAAAATGATGCTGACCAACACACAAGCATGGCAAAGAAAATCGATGAAATGAAAACAAGAGTTGATCTTCTTGAGCGTTGGAAGTGGATGATTGTTGGTGGTGCAATTGCAGTTGGATATCTAATTTCCCATATCAATATCATAGACAAGATTTTTAAATAAGGATTCAAATGTCAAAAACCTACAAATTATTTGCCGATAAGATGCCCCGTGTCGCATCTACATACATCGGTAATGCTGGAGAAATATTTTATGATCCAGCAATTGGGTTTTTGAGATTATCAGATGGAACGACTCCAGGTGGTCAACCACTAACCATTGATGAAGCCAACGTAATTAAAGATGCAAACATAATTCCATCTGTTGATAACACATATACACTTGGTTCTCCAACACAACGTTGGGCTGCAGTTTATATTGGTCCAGGATCTCTTTATATCCAAGATACAAATAATGCTGGTTTAAACGTAGAAATTACTATTACTAATGGTGTTCTACAAATTTCTGGAGCAAATCAATTAGTTGCTCCAAACTTATCAGTCCAAGGTAACTTTACTTTTACTGGCTACGAAACAATTCAACCAAACTTTATTACTGTTAGTGGGACTGGTACTTATTCTGCAAGCACAACAGTTTCTACAAATGTATTATTAATCCCAAACAGTTCAACAAACATTACTTGGACAATGCCACCAAATCCAGTTGATGGGCAAATTTGCTCATGGACAAATAGTGGTTATACCACAGTGTTTAGCGTTGCATCTGGAGCAACATTAGTTCCAGCATTATCTGGTCCTTATAGCAGTGGATATCAGTTTAAATATGTATATCATGCAGCTACTTCTAAGTGGTATGCAATCCCTTAATTAATTTTGCTTTGCAAGAGTATTTAAGGTATAATATACCTTATGCTCTATATTGATACCAAATACACTAATATCCTTGGTACTCGTCTAAGGAACTTCAAACAAAAGAAAGCCGATCTCTGGAACTACAGTTGTCCAGTATGCGGTGATTCATCAAAGAACAAATTAAAGGCACGTGGATATCTTTTTGTCAGAGGACAAGATATTGTTTCAAAGTGTCACAATTGTGGTCATGGTGCAAGTCTTGGTAATCTAATCAAGTACGTTGATTCAAACTTATATGATGAATATGTTTTAGAGCGTTATAAATCTGGCGCAAATAAACACAAGTCACATAAAGATGTTAAACAAACATCTGTCGTGTTAGAAACTCCCAAAGAAGAATTACTTGAGGATAATATCCTCTCAAGTTTATCTCGCTTAGATAAACTACCATTAACACACCCAGCAGTTAAGTATCTTATTGATAGAAAAATTCCAAGAGATAAATGGAGTCTACTTTATTTTTCCCCTAAATTTAAAGCGTTCACAAATTCAGTGACACCTAAATTTAGAGAACCAATTCAAGATGAACATCCTAGAATGATTATTCCTTATTTTACACCAGCTGGTAAATGTTTCGCTTATTCAGCGAGGGCATACGGTAAGGAAGAACCTAAGTATTATGCAATCAAAATTGATGAAACACAGGAGAAGATTTATGGACTTGATAGAGTTGACTATTCAAAACGAATCTATGTGGTTGAAGGACCGATTGACTCTCTGTTTATTCCAAACTCAATCGCTGTGTCAGGAGCAAGTTTTGATACCCCTACTATTAAGCAGTTGCTTACTAATGCGACTCTTGTAATGGATAACGAACCTCGAAGTAAGGATATAACTAAATTACTTAATAAAAACATCAATGCAGGATATAGTGTTTGTATGTTTCCTGAACATATTGAACAAAAGGACATAAATGAGATGGTTTTGGCTGGTTTATCGCCTGATGAAATCGTTGAGGTCATAAATAAAAATACCTTCAAAGGTATAGAAGCAAAATTGAGATATAGTACATGGAAGAAAATATGAAAGTAAAAATGGTAAGTTACAGTCAAGCCACCGATGAATTTGAGAATGATGGTTTGACTGATGTACAGGAGTTGATTGCGTTCTGTGCACGTGTTAGTAATCCAAGCAATCAATTCAACACTGACACATCAGAGAAGTTAATTAAGTATCTAATCAAGAATCAACACTGGTCGCCATTAGAAATGGTAAGTGCTTGTTTAGAAATTGAAACTACTCGTGATATTGCAAGACAAATCTTGCGTCACCGTTCTTTCTCGTTCCAAGAATTCAGCCAGCGATATGCTGACCCAACCAAAGACTTATCTTTCGTTCTTAGGGAAGCCCGACTCCAAGATACGAAGAATCGTCAAAATAGTATTGAAAATACAAATTTAGCATTGGCTGCATTTTGGGAAGAAAGACAGAAGCGTGTGATACAAGAAGCCAAAGATGCATATGAGTGGGCAATCCTAAATGGAATTGCCAAAGAACAGGCAAGAGCAGTACTTCCAGAAGGACTAACTGTTTCTCGTCTTTATATGAACGGCACTCTACGTAGTTGGATTCATTTCATTGAATTGCGTAGCGCAAATGGCACACAAAAAGAACACCAAGAAGTAGCACGTGAATGTGCAAAAGTAATTGCTAAGGTATTTCCTTTAGCAAAAGAATTAACAAAACAATAATAAAATTGGGGCAAGTATGACAGATATTGTGCATGGCATAAAGGTAGACTATTCTCGTGATAGTTTGTTTGATGAATTAGGTAAGTTAAGATTAAAAGAAAGTTACATGAAGGATGAAGAAGTAAGCCCACAAGAGAGGTTTGCTTTTGTTTCTAAAACATTTGGGAGTAACGAAGAACATGCGCAACGACTTTATGAATATTCAAGTAAGCATTGGCTCTCTTACTCTACTCCCATTCTTTCTTTTGGTCGTAGTAAGCGTGGTATGCCTATATCATGTTTCCTTAATTATATTGAAGATACTGCGGAGGGATTAGTTGACAATCTTTCAGAAACGAATTGGCTCTCTATGCTTGGGGGTGGCGTTGGTATTGGGTTTGGTATTCGCTCTGCTGATGACAAGTCTACTGGGGTTATGCCACATCTTAAAATGTATGATGCTTCTTCTTTGGCGTATCGTCAAGGTCGTACTCGTCGTGGTAGTTATGCTGCCTATCTCGATATTAGTCATCCTGATATCATTAATTTTTTAGAGATGCGTAAGCCAACTGGCGACCAGAACATGCGTACTCTAAACATGCATCATGGTATTAATATTCCTGATGCATTTATGGAACTTGTTGAGAAGTGTATGATCGACAATGATGCTGATGATTCATGGCAATTAATTGACCCAGCATCTAAAGAAGTTCGTGAAGTTGTATCAGCAAAGGAATTATGGCAACGCATTCTTGAAATGCGTATGATGACTGGCGAACCATATATTCACTTTATTGATGAATCTAATCGTAAGCTACCACAATGGCTTAAAGATAAAGGTTTGAAAGTGCATCAATCAAATCTTTGTTCAGAGATTATCCTACCAACAAACGAGAAGCGAACTGCTGTCTGTTGTTTATCTTCTTTGAATCTAGAATATTATGATGATTGGAAAAACGATAAATTATTTCTTCGAGATGTTGCTGAGATGCTTGACAATGTTCTTGAATATTTTATTCAGAACGCACCGAAAACTATCAAGCGTGCAATCTACTCTGCCAAACAAGAAAGGTCTATTGGTATTGGCGCATTAGGTTGGCACGCATATCTACAGAAAAATAATCTTGCTTGGGAATCACCAATGGCAATTGGTCGCAACAAGAATATCTTTAAACATATCAGGGAATCTCTAGATGCAGCTAATAAAGAATTGGGATTGGAGAGAGGTGAAGCACCTGATGCGTTGGGTACTGGGAATAGGTTTAGTCATCTTATGGCTATTGCTCCCAATGCTTCTTCTTCCATTCTCATGGGCAATACTAGTCCTAGCATTGAACCTTATCGTGCCAATGCTTATCGCCAGGATACTTTATCAGGTTCTCACTTAAATAAAAATCGCTATCTTGACATTATTATAAAGAAAGAGGCTGAGAATCATAAGGATGGTTGGTATGAAGAAACTTGGAGTAGTATCATTGCGAATGATGGTTCAGTTCAGCACCTTGACTGGATGGAAGACTGGACAAAAGATGTTTTCAAAACGTCTATGGAAATTGACCAGCGCTGGGTCGTTCAACATGCCGCAGACAGGCAAGTATATATAGACCAAGCTCAATCACTAAATGTATTTTTTAGACCTGACAGTAACATCAAATATATTCATGCTGTACATTTCCAAGCATGGAAGCAAGGTTTGAAAACTATGTACTACTGTCGTTCAGATAAAATTGCAAAGGCTGATAAAGTTTCTAAACGAATTGAACGTGAAGTAATTAAAGAGATTGACCTGCATGCTCTTACTGGTGATGCAGATACTTGTTTGGCTTGTGAGGGATAATGATAAAAGCCACTGTCATCGATAATTTTTTTGAAGATCCATATTCTTTGAGAGACTATGCGATGTCGCTTGATTATCCAAGTAAAGGAATTTATCCTGGCAAAAGAACATTCCATCTAAAGGATCTTAATCCTGAACTGTATAAAAGTTTGACCCATAAAATTATGTCTGTTATGTTTGGTGATTATTCAAACATAGAATATGATATGGATATGAAATTTCAGCTTGGTCAGGGTATATACAAAGAAGGTTGGGCTCATGAAGATGGAAGATATGCTGATATGTCAGGTATTGTTTATCTAACTCCAGATGCTCCATTGAACTCTGGTACAATTATGTGTGATCCAATTAATCCAGATGATTGGAAAAAACAGGAACATATACTTAAAACAATACCAGCAAGAAATACTCTATACAAAGGTGAGATAGATAATGCTGATGACAAAAGAATTGAACATAACAGTCAATTTGTAACAAATATAGAAGTATCCAATATATTTAACAGAGCATTTATTTTTAATAGTCACAAATTTCATAGAGAAAATGTTGTTTTCGAAAATAGATTGATTTTAATTTTTTCAACAAAAATAAAATTTAAAAAATAATTATGCTAGAATATGGAAAAATATATGAGATTGAAAATTTTCTTACTGAAAATGAATTTAATATTGTAGAAAAACAATTTGAAGAATATAATTGGTTCTTACTTGGTGGTGAATTAGAGTTAAGAAATAAAGGAATTCCGATAAGATCTTTTTGGTATAAAGAACTAAAAGGATCTGAGATAGAATCTTTATTTAAAACTAAAATAGAATCTTTACTTAATGTTAAAATAAAAACTGAACGATTTTATGGAAATGGTCAGTCTCATGGACAATGTGGTTTCGTTCATGAGGACGACAATGAATATGGTGGAAGTTTAGTATTTTATCTACATAAAAACTGGTTACCATATCATGGGGGTCATCTAGTTTTTTGCGATGGACCAAATGTAACAAAATCTATTTTTCCAAAAACAAATTCAGCGGTAATGTTTAATTCTCAAATGAGTCATGTTGCACTTGAACCAACAACTTATTGTTTAGACATGCGTGTTAGTATTGCTTACAAATTTAAGGTAATAAAATGATAACAAAAACAAAAAATAATTTAACTGATCAACGAACATATTTTAAACCATTCAACTATCCATGGGCATATGAAGCATGGTTGAAACATGAACAAGCCCACTGGCTTCACTCTGAAGTGCCAATGGCTGAAGATGTTAAAGATTGGAAAAAGAAATTAACTGCAGAAGAAAAGCAGTTTTTAACAAATATTTTTCGTTTCTTCACGCAGGGAGACATTGATGTAGCTGGTGGATATGTAAATAACTATCTGCCATATTTCCCACAACCTGAAATCAGAATGATGCTTATGGGCTTCGCTGCTCGCGAAGCATTACATATTGCTGCGTATTCACATCTGATTGAAACTCTTGGAATGCCTGAGTCAACTTATAATGAATTTTTAGAATACCAAGAAATGAAAGATAAACATGACTACGTTACCGATCTATCTTCTCGCAATGGTACTCTTGAGTCCACTGCTACTCACATTGCTGTATTCTCTGCATTCACTGAGGGTATGCAGTTGTTTAGTTCTTTTATCATGCTTCTTAATTTCCCTCGTCATGGTATTATGAAGGGTATGGGTCAGATTGTTACTTGGAGTATTGTTGATGAAACAATGCACTCTGAGAACATGATTCGTTTGTTCAAGGAATTTATCAAAGAGAACAACGAAATCTGGAACGATGAGTTAAAATCTAAAATTTATACAATCGCTGAGAAGATGGTTGAGTTGGAAGACAAGTTCATTGACCTTTGTTATGCCAATGGTGATATGAGAGATCTATCGGCAGAAGATGTTAAGAAGTATATTCGTTACATTGCTGATCGTAGATTGATCAGTCTTGGAATGAAAGGTATTTTCAAAGTTAAAAAGAATCCATTACCGTGGGTTGAAGAAATGATCAATGCGCCAGTACATGGCAATTTCTTCGAGAATCGTGTTACTGACTATGCTAAAGGTGCATTGACTGGTAGCTGGAATGATGTATGGGGTAAAGCAGCATGAGTTATACTCATACAAAACAATTGAACCTTGATTTAGAAAAGTTAGGTAAATATTGTATTGATGTTTCTCCAACAATCATTAAAAAGTGGAGTTCAAAGATCGAAGATGGGAATATTCTTTTATTTCCAGATGTTTCTTTAACATCAAAATTGCATGCTTACTACAATTTTTTAATGTTCACAAATAAAGAATTACATAAATTGTTTTTTGAAATTAAAAAAATGTTTGATGATGTTCGTGTTCATGATGGACAGTACTACATAACTATGTGGTTGAATCTTCATAATAAAGATCAACATTTAAATTGGCACACACATAATCCTCCAGAAGATAATTCATATCATGGTTATTTTGCAGTTAACGCAGAACCATCTACTACAACATACAAACTACCAGATGGAACAATAGAATCAGTTGTAAATAAAAATAATCAATTAGTATTAAGTAGAAGTGATGGAGACAAACATTGCGTAAGCGTATGGAAAGAAGATACAACCAGAATAACCCTGGCATTTGATATAGTGCCATATACTGTTGCTAATCATACTTTCATGCATTTCGATAGAACAAATAACTGGATACCAATATGACAACAAAACATTTTGAGTGCACAGAATGCGGTGCTCTAGGAAAAATAATAATCAAAGGTGAAGATACTCAACTAGAGGATATTGTTTACTGCCCAGTTTGTTCGGCAGACATATACGAAGAAGAGGATCTAGACGAGGATGAATAAATAGTCCACTATGTGGACATATAATAATCAAATCGTTGAAGAACTGCCTGAAGATTGCGTTGGCTTTGTTTATTTAATTACGAACAAAGCCAACAGTCGCATGTATATTGGTAAGAAACTTTCTAAATTTTCAAAGACAACTTACAAGACTGTTAAGTTAAAGAATGGAACTAAGAAACGAAAGAAGATAAAATCTAAAATCGATTCTGACTGGCGTGAATACTATGGTTCAAGTATAGAACTAAATAAAGATGTAGAGGCTCTTGGTAAAGATAACTTTACAAGAGAGATTCTTTTTTATTGTAAATCTAAAGCTGAGTGCTCATATATTGAGGCTCGTGAACAATTTGTAAGGAGAGTATTAGAATCAGACGACTATTACAATGGACAAATTTCTGTCCGAGTCCATGGTTCTCATATTAAAAATAAATTATGACATATCTACTATTTGCTGCAGCATTAGGTTTATCTGCCTGTGCTGCATATTATTCTGTGATGGGACTTATTGCGATATTCGCAGCATCAGTAGTTCCAATTTTTATCATGGGCACTTTACTTGAGGCGACTAAACTTGTAGTTGCATCTTGGATTTATCGTAACTGGAAAGAAATTCCACTTATGATGAAAACATACTTTACTATTGCTTTGTTGATTTTAATGATGTTGACATCAATGGGTATTTTTGGATATCTGTCTAAAGCACACTTAGATCAAAATATTCCTAGTGGTGACGTAGCAGCAAAACTTGCATTAATTGATGAAAAAATTAAAACCGAAAAGGAGAACATCAATGCTAGTCGTAAAGAAATTACTCAACTTGATCAACAAGTGGACCAAACCATCGGAAGAACCAGTGACGATAAAGGAGCCGAGCGTGCCATTTCCATTAGACGAGGACAGCAAAAAGATCGTCAAAGAATCCTTAAAGAAATCTCCGACTCGCAATCTAAAATCGCCACGTACAACGAAGAGCGTGCTCCAATCGCGAGCGAAGTCAGAAAAGTCGAAGCAGAAGTTGGACCGATCAAGTACATAGCAGCATTAATCTATGGTGATAACCTAGAGAGCGATGTACTAGAGAAAGCAGTTCGCTGGGTTATTATCTTAATTGTTTCTGTATTCGATCCACTGGCAGTTCTATTATTAATTGCTGCAAACTGGCAACAAAAACAAGAAGAAATTAAAGTTTTACCAGTTGAAGACGATTATCAATTACCAGATCCACCTGTTCCTGAGCCAACACCAGAACCAACTAAAACTATTAGTATCTCGGTTGGAGATGATATTTCTGCAGATGAGACCGTCGAAATAAATCCGACTTATTCTCAAGATGTTCCAGAGGTAACTGAATCTGTAGAAGAAGATTTAGACATTAAAGTTGAAGAAAGCAAGGATTGGGAAGCAAGTTTATATGATAGACTTGAAAGAAGAAGTCCTGAAAGTATGTCAGATAAAGCAAAAAACTTTTTGAATAAAGCCAAAGATGTTTTTACAACTACAGGTGTAAAAACCATAGAAAAAGAAGTGGAAGAATTGCAAAAGAATAAATAGACTGTTGAATTGTAGTTTTTGTCATGTAGTTATAAAAGGAAACAAAATGGCACTCGTAGATTCAATTCTAAATTTAATCAATAAAACACCAAAAGATCCAGAAGCACCGAAACCACCAGTGGGATCACGTTCAGAACGTGAGGCGAAAATAAAAGATAAAGCTGGTATGGTTATCAACGTATTCGCACTTCTTTTAGCTGTCAACGCATGGTACGGTGGAACATTGGGTTCACGTGTACTAAACAACACAATCAAAGCAAACGACGTATATAGTTTCTATCAAGCAAAGGCAATCAAACAAAGTCTAGCAGAGCAAAACTTGTATGAAGCGCAACACAATGGCGATAAGCAACGTGCAGCAGAGATGATCGCTAAGATCGATCGTTATGAAAACGAACCAAACGAAGGTAAAAAAGATCTTCTTAAAAAGGCGAAAGCTCTTGAAGCAGATAGAGATGACGCTAAGAAACGCAGCCCATGGATTGGGTACGCATCAACAGCATATCAGTTAAGCATTGTGGTTCTATCAGCGAGTATTCTTGCTGTTAGTATGTATTTGTTCTGGGGCAGCTTTGTAGTTGCTGGTGTTGGTTTATTATTAAGTCTTAACGGATTATTTCTCTGGTTCTAAAGGGACCACGATGTGGATCCGTTAACACTATTTGCACTAGCTAATAGTGCCGTCTCTGCTGTAAAGGCAGGATGTAAGTTATACAAAGATATTAAGGGTGCTGCTGGGGACGTCAAAGATGTCCTCAAAGACCTTGATAAGCAGTTCAACGACCTTTATAAAGATAAACCACCAACTGTTGAACAAAAGAATGCTTACGTTGAAGAACGTAATCGTGTTGTTGATTTAAACAAACGTGGAAATTCTGGTGAACATACTGATGTTTACACCCAACTTGGCGAGCATCTCGGTATTTACTATGATAATTACTACAAGTGCATAGCACTGTTCGAAGAAGAGGAACGAAGAAGTAAAACAGAATTGTATCATGGCGACGCTTCTTTAGGTAAACGTGCGCTACAGCGTGTTCTAATGAGAAAACAATTAGAACAAATGGGTGAAGAATTGCGTCAGATAATGGTATATGAAAGCCCACCTGAACTTGGTGCCTTGTATACAGAAGTCAATGAGATGATGGTTAAACTTGGTAAAGAACAAAAAGTTCTTATTACCAAGGAAATGAAAAAACAAGCAGCACAAGAAGCTCGTCGTAAAGAAAGAATGAGAAAACTTACTGTTGATGCAGTTCTAGGAGCCTCAGTTCTTATTCTGATATTTGTAGTATGGGTTCTTATGATGCTAATTGTACAGGATAGAATAGAAAAATATCCACAACTTGGTAATGGTTGGACACCAAAGACAGAGGAACATAGAAAACGAGATTCTCAACCACAGGTTTGGGTGGGAAGATAAATAGAACGAAAGGTGAATATATGAGAAAATTAATTCTAATTGCAGTACTATTATCTGGGTGTTCCTTGATGCCACGTGCCCATGACCCAGCGTTGTTCGATGACTTGGTTGAAACTAAAATTGCAGTTGATAGTTTGACATGCGATGATAAAAATTGGGAAGATGCTCAAGCCAAAATACATCATTTAAACGTATATGCTACTTTAAGAGGCGATCCTCAGGCGCAGTCTATATCTGAACTTGAAGAAGCCATCGCAAAAGCAAAGAGTTCCAATAGTAAATTATTTTGTGAATCGATCTTAACAATTAACAAGACACGTATTGACGTTGTCGCTGATGCATGGAAGGGAAGATAATGTTAGAGAATTTAAGAGAAGCTGCAGGATTAGGTGGACCAGCAGCACCACTGGCCAATCAACTATTGGTTATCCGCGAGCAATACGAAGCAGGTAATTACACTAATGATGAATATACATTCTTATTAAGACAAATTGCCGAAGTTCAAGCAGCACAAGAATTAGCAACTGATGAAGAAGCAATGAGATTTATTGTTGAATCTGCACAATTTTTAGCAAGTCAGTTATTATAACAATTAGGTTTTGTTATGTTTATATTAGAGTATTTGGCTATTGGGTTTATAACAGTTTTCGGTTGGAATAGTGGTCAGGTAGTTTGGGACAAGTATATTGATGTTCCAGCAATTGAGAAACAAGAAGTACAACATGACTACCGAAAATAAAAAGAAAACATGGTTAGATCACGCAGAAAGATTTCTTGATGATATACTCAGAATACTTTGGGTAATACTTTTGGCAACTTGGCTTTGGAATGGACATACATTATGAAACATACCGTTGCTTTATTTGTATATGATCCAAAGTGTTCAGTGCAAAGTTGTAATGGTGTTATAAGCACACTGCAAGATAACTACAAATTAAAAATATTCTCAAAAAGTGAAGTTGAATACAACTTCTTTGATGATGTTGATATGATTATTATTCCAGGAGGAATCGGTGATGCCGATTCCTTCGATCAATTGATGAAGTATAATGCTAAGAGTGTAAAGAAATTTGTTCGTAAGGGTGGAAAATATCTTGGAATATGTATGGGTGCATATTGGGCAGGTAAAAGTTATTTCAATCTTCTTGATGGTATCGATGTTGTTCAATACATAAAACAACCAGAATCAAAAACCAGAAGACCCCATGCTAAAAATATGATGGTAACATTTAATGGTCAAGAAGATCATATGTTTTTTTATGATGGACCAACCTACGTTGGCGAGGGCAACTATGAAACAGTTGCAACATATTCTGAATCTGGATTACCGATGGCAATTATGCAAAAGAACATCGGATTAATCGGTTGTCATCCAGAAAGTCAAGAATTCTGGTATGAGAGTTACAGTTGGATGCAGGGAAAGTATCACCAAGGATCGCAGCATAAAGTTTTGCTGCAATTTATAAACGAATTGATAGAAAGATAAATGTGATCAAGTTTCTTCTTAAATTATGTCAAATTATGGCATGGGTTCTTGCATTCATAACTATACCTATCTTATCTGCAGTCATACTATTATCAACTTTGATGTTGGTGATTGTTTTTCAAATGTTGCTGGTTTTGCATCCTTCTTTGGGAAGAAAACTGGACCGAATGTTTCAAGAAAAGTTTGTTGATCCAGTGTTCGGTTCTCATATTATGTAATAGAAAAGGTTTACTTTTTTGCAAAACCCTACTTTTGGTAGGGTTTTTCACATTTTTACTTGACATTTACTACAATCAGCGTATAATAACCCTGTTGAGTTTGATAAAGAAAGGTTCCCAAATGAGTAAGATGTCTGAACTGAATGCTGAAATCAATCATTATCTGGATAACACTAGGTTCATGATCGATGAGATTGCCAATGCTGTCGGTTGCCCAGTTGAAATGGTCAACACAGTAGTTGAAGAAAGATGGGAAAATATTATGAAAGGTGCAAGAAATGAAGTTTTTGAAAATGCGTGAAATCAATGAAGTTAATCGCGAAATCCTGTTGATTACGCAGGAAGAATGTGCCGAGGTTACTCAGGCGATCAGTAAAGTGTTTCGTTTCGGTATGGAAGACACTCATAAGGGTGAAACCAATCGTGAACATCTGGAAGAAGAAATCGGTGATTTAATGTGTATGATTGATCTTCTGATTGATAATGGTATTGTCAGTGAATCAGCAGTGTTAGCTGCAAAGAATGAGAAACTGAACAAACTTATGACATGGTCTGGAATTTTTAAGGAAACTGTATGATTCAAATTACTGGTTTGTCTAAGCGTCAAGTGCGTTTGCTCGATGAGATGTGGGAACTTGACACATATGAAGATTTTATGCAATGGTATAATACCCATGACAGACGAACACAGCGTTTGATCGATGTTCTACAACAAATGGTTGTTGCAGAATCAATGGAAGAAGACATGAATGAATTTAAGGAAGCCAAAGAAGTTTTAAGCAAATTTGCTTTGCAATGAAAGATGAAGTATAATATACCTATGAAACCAAAAAACCTTGTAGCCAAGGATTTGCGCACTCCGAAATACCGTATGCGTGTTGTGGAGTCGAAGGTTCAGTACAGTCGTAAACCTAAGCATAGGAAATCAAATGAAGCGTTATACAGTTGAGCATTCAGTTAATCAGGGCGCAGTTACTACAAAGGTAAATGTAACAACAAATCTAACTACAGATTTAGTTGCCCTTACAATTGAAAGAAAATTTGTCGATGGTGATGTGTTTTCAACTGATGAATTCTTTTTTAATCAAAAAGAGTTCGATGACTTGTTTATTCCATTAATTTTAAATATGAAGAAAGTGAGATATGATGCAGACAGTATTCAAAACTGATAAAGAATTCGAAGAGTTTAAAACCTGGACACTAGGAGTTCTACATGACGACAACGTCAAAGATATGTGCGTTACTTTCACGAAAACCGATGGTACAGAACGAGCAATGCAATGTACCCTTGTTGAGTCAAGAATCCCAACAGAAAAGCTACCGAAAACAAAATCAGAAGGTAGCCAAGCTACTGGATCCGCAGTACGAGTTTTCGACACAGAAAAAAATGAATGGCGTTCTTTCCGCTGGGACAGCGTAACTAAAGTGGAGTTTATGTTATGAGTGATAAAACATTTGCAGTTGTTTTTTGGTTGGCCATTGTATGTGGAATTGTCTACGGATGGATCAATAACATTGTGATTCTCTACCACACTGGTATGGGTTCGATTACTGGAGAGATTATTCTCCGTGTAGTTGGGATCTTTGTTGCGCCAGTTGGTATTGTAATGGGTTACCTTTGATGAAAATAATGCTTTACTTTCATTTAGAAGTAAGGTATAATAATGTTTATTATGGAGAAAAATGATGGCTACTAATTTGAAGCAACGACAATTGATTGAAAAAGCAGACCGAATTGCCAAGGGTGGTTCTGAGTTTGCATTGACTGAAGACAACTATCAACGAGATTTGTTGGTTGCTTTAAATTACTACAACTCAAACCATGATGACAAAGATAAGAAGAAGTGGTTCATCAGTCACTACGCTAAGATTGATAAAAAGATCGCAGCATCTTTGTTGAAGGTTGATGAGTATCATTTCCGTCATGCTGGAATTCTAGCCAGACTCATTGATCTTGGTTCTGTTCTCCAAGAAAAAGAACAAACCTTCCTAAACGAACGCATTGAATTTTTAGTATCTCAAGTGAATGTTCGTCAAAAATCCCAAGACAAAGCAGATAAGAAACTTGCCGATGCTGCTAAGGCTGCATTACCAGCCAATGTAATTTCAATTCAACAACGAATGGAAGATAAGGCGCATGAACTTGCTGGTGAGATTGAAGGTGCGATTGATGACTTTGTTCTCAATGATTGCAAGTCAGACTTCTCAACAAAAAATTACTTGCTGGCGAATCAAGTTGCAGGACCGATTGCTAAACGCATTGGAGAACTCTTTCAAGGTACTTCCAAAGAACTTAGAGAAGCACTTGAAGGAGATGATGCGCAACTTGTAGAAGGTTACTCGAATTTTACCAAGCGTGAACTAAAGCGTTTCGCTGAGTTTGTTGATGGTATTATCTCTGACTGTAATCAAATGGTTCAGACTGCAAAGGCAAATCGTGCGCCACGTAAAACAAAACCAGTTAATCCTGTTAAACTTGCATCTAAGATGAAGTACCTCAAGGAGTTTGCTGAGTTGAATCTGAAATCTATTCAACCAAGCAACTGCGTCGGAGCAACAGAGGTATGGTTCTATAATACTAAATACCGTCGTGTAGGTGTTTATAAAGCAGAAAGTGGAAGTCTATCTGTTAAAGGAACAACCATCATTGGGTTTGATATCAAAGAATCTAAACAGTTTACTCTTCGTAAACCAGAGGAGTTCTTCAAGGGATTATCCTTGGGTAAGCGTGCTTTGGGTGCTGCAATTAAATCTTTGACTACTAAACCTTCTCAACCGAATGGTCGTATTAATGAGGAAACTATTATCCTCGGAGCATTTTAATGGAATTTAATTTTGTAGGTGACGGTATAGATGCTGTTGTAATAGATAATTTTTATACAGAAGATCAATTAAAAGAGATAATGCTTGAATTGCAATGGTTAACGAAACCATCAGTAATGTTAAGCCAAGGAGAATCTCTTGGATCTTCTGTTAATGTCGAAACTGGAGAGGTGTTTACATCTAAGCGTGGTGTTTTCTTAGAGGAAGTTTTTAAAAATTGGAAACATTCAGCATTGATAAAATATGCAATGGATAATTTCTTAAAAGAAGAAGTTAGAAATAAACTATACGAATTCAGCACATTTTATAAAATACTTTACCATTGTGATTCTAGAACTCATCTAGTTTCCTATTATGAGAATTCAGATTACTATAAACCACATACTGATCAGACTACATTTACAGTTTTAAATTGGTTTTCTAAAGAACCAAAACAATTTACTGGTGGTAATTTAAAAGTATACTCTTGCAACTCTGACAAAATTGCAGAGATAGAATTCAAACATAACAGAGTTGTTATTGTTACTGGTTCAACATACCATGAAGTTACAAAAATTGAATCCCAACTTACAAACACGTTAAGCACAAATGGAAGATATTGTAACTCAATATTTTTAAACATGGCTGAACATCCAGTACCAAAAGAAATGAAAGTTAAACAATGATTCTAATTGACTATTCACAAGTAGCGTTAAGTGCTATTCTAACTTTCCAACGAGAGTTAAAGGGAACACCAGCCGAGATTAAAAACCTTATCCGTCATGTTACTCTGTCAACAATTAAATCATACAAGAAAAAGTATGATAAAGAATATGGACAGATTGTTATCTGTTGTGATGGGCGTAAGTACTGGCGCAGAGATTACTTTGAACACTACAAAGGTATGCGTAAAGCAGCTCGTGAGAAATCTGATCTTGATTGGAATTTAATTTTTGACACACTTTCAGAAATGCGTGATGATCTTGCAAAACATTTTCCGTATAAGGTTATGCACATTGAACGTGCCGAGGCAGATGATATTATTGCTGTTTTGACAAAATATGCACAAGAAAATGAACTTGTTCAAGAAGGATTGGTTGAAGAACCACAAAAGGTTTTGATTCTTTCTTCAGATAAAGATTTTAAACAACTGCACGTATATCCTACTGTAAAACAGTGGTCTCCAATGCAGAAGAAGTATGTATCTGCAACTAAGAAAGAGATTCAAGAATACATCATTGAACATATCGTTAAAGGCGACGCTGGCGATGGGGTTCCGAATATTCTAAGTAAAGACGATGTCTTTATGAAGGGCGAGCGTCAAAAACCTATGAGCGCAAAACGACTTGCTGAATTTATCGAGAAAGGTATTGATGCTTGTCGCAGCGATGAAGAGAAACGTAACTGGCATCGCAATGCAGTTCTTGTAAATTTCGATAATATTCCACCTGATGTTGAGGAAACTATCGTTACTTCATATATAAGTAGTAAACCAACTGGCGATAAAATGTCAATTATGAATTATCTAATGAAACATCAATGCCGTTTATTACTGAATGAACTAGAGGACTTCTAATGCGTAAATATGTAACTCAGATTCTTGATGAAATTCAAGCTGACCCAAAGTGTATCGATAATTATAAAAATGATGCTGTTCTAAGAATTCTCTTTGAGTATGCTTTTGACCCAGCAAAGAAAATGATTCTTCCTGAGGGCACTCCTCCATACAAACCTGCTTCTGAACCATTGGGTATGACACCGACAAATCTATTTGGTGAGATGCGTCGTATGTATGTTTTTTGCCGTGAAGATTTAAAACCATTGAAGCGTGAATCGTTATTCATCTCTTTGCTTGAAGGTGTTCATCCTTCTGAGGCAGAAATCTTAATTGCAACAAAAGATCAAACACTTCATAAGAAATACCCAAAGATTACACGTAAACTTGTTACTGATGCTGGGTTCATTCCTCCTCTTGAAAAGAAGGTAAAAGCCAGTGAGACATCTAGAGGATGATGATAGAGATTTCATTCTATTCCTTCTAAGTCTGGAAGAGGATGAGTTTAAAATGATGTTAAACTCAATGACTGATGAAGAAGCAATGATTATATTAAACAACATCCAACTTGCAAAAGAAGAATTGTTTGATGATGATATGGAAAAATACGGTATGCATGAAGCTGCTGAAGTAATTAGTAGAATAAAAAATGATTATAAAAAATAATGCTTCTGATCCATATATTTTTAAAAAATTAAAAGATATCTGTTTCGACAATTCTAATTTTCCATGGTTTGTTGAACTAGAAAATGGAACTGATCTAAGCTGGGCGCACCTTGTTTGGTATAATGGTAAGCGTGTATCACCAGTTTATACTGCTTGTATTGATGTTATAAACAGTGCTCTCCAAAATAATTATACTAAAATATACAAAATTCGATTTGGTATGCATACCAAATCAAATATGCAAGTAAAAAGCAACCCTCATGTTGATATGACAGAAGAACACAAAACTGGTTTAATATACCTAAACGATTCTGATGGTGATACTATTTTTTACAAAGAAAAATTTGACAAATCTTTTGGTTCGTTATATGACCATTATCAAAACTCTTTAAACGGTATTGTTACAATCGACAAAACAATTACTCCAGAAGAAAACAAACTTGTTGTTTTTGATGGATTAACATACCATTCTTCTACATCACCAGTAAATACTTTGCGTAGAGTTGTTCTAAATTTTAATTATATCTAAGGAAATTATGTTATTCTTTACCAAGAAAACGAAAATTGTTGTTGATTGTTTCACTTATGTTGATGTAGCTTACGAGTTTTTTAAAATTAGAAAGGCTATCAGATACTATCCAGAAATAATTAAAAAAATGGACCCATGGGTAACAAAAGATGTGCCTAGAGATCCTAAAACAAATATTGAGATTAACACCCCAACCATAAAACAATGTACTGGCATTAATGAATTGTATAAACATGGTGCAATAATTCCTATGTGGACAGACATTAAATTTTCTCCAAAAACACATTTGGAAGGAAAGAGTGCTTTGGCTATGACTGAACCTTGGTATGCTGATAAATTACACGAACACCCAAGACAACAGTTTGTTGGTATCTTAAATGATTATACGCATATTAAATTCATAGGAATTTGGAATCTACAAGAAAAAAGAGGTGTTAAATTTTTATGGAATTCTGCTTTTTGGAATCTTAACAATTTAAATCGTGATATAATTATTCCTCCAGGAGTATCTTTCTATGATTGGCAATGTCAAACAAATGTTAATGCTATGGTAAGAAATGATGCTGATCCATTTACATTGAGCGCAGGAACTCCTTTAATTCATATTACACCATTGACTGAAAATGAAGTAGAATATAAATGTCATCTTGTTGATCATCATGATTGGATGAAAAAAAATCAAGTGAGTGTTCTGTATCCGAATTTCATACCAGGAAGACGCTGGGCTAGATTTTGGAAAGATAAAGCTGCTCTTGATAGAATGGATGCGGAAGATGCTGCCGAAAAACGTAAATGTCCTTTTGGATTTGGAAAATGACAACAAAGTGGGATGATGCATTTATGGATACAGCTGAGAGATTTTCTCAGCTGTCAACTGCTAAACGATTAAAGGTTGGTGCTGTTGTTGTAAAAGACAATAGAATCATCTCTATCGGCTACAATGGAACACCTTCTGGCTGGAGTAACGAGTGCGAATATCGCTTTGTTAATCCACAAACTATGGTCGCAGAAGATGTTACAAAGAAAGAAGTTATTCATGCTGAAGCGAACGCCATCACTAAACTCGCAAGAGATGGTGAGTCTGGCATTGGAGCATATATCTACACAACGCACGCACCATGTATGGATTGCGCCAAATTGATTTACGGTGCTGGTATTCGTAAACTATTTTATAGAAATTCTTATCGCGATCAATCTGGAATTGATTTTCTTCACCAGTGCTACATTGATGTGGAAAAGATGAAATGAAAAAGATTGTTATTCTTGGTGGCGGAACTGCTGGTTGGTTAACGGCTTTGTTTCTTAAAAAGAAATGGAAAAATCTTGATATAACTGTTGTCGAAGATCCAAGTAAACCACCAATTATTGCAGGAGAGTCTGGTTCTTTTGCTGTTAATAATTTGCTCGAAGAGTTAGATATTGATTTGTTTCAATGGGCTATCAACACAAACGCAATGCCAAAACTTGGTGGAAAGTTTGTTGATTGGTATGATCTTGGTCATACTTTCACACATTCTGTCATCGATACAAATAAGAGACAGAAACAGATTGCAGAATCTGCTCCAATAACACATCAATTGTATGATCTTATAACTCTTGACAAAGGTATTAGCGTATCCGATTCATATTACTGGAATTGTCTTTTAGAAAACAACATGATCCCTCATGTTACATCTGACAAGAGAGGATATGATGCGTATATTATGCCAATGTATCATTTCGATAGCAGAGCGAATGCTGCTTATCTTAAGAAGATTGGTTTAGTGCGAGGCGTAAAGTTACTTGAAAAGAAATTTGTAAAACATACATATGATGGAGATACTGGTGATATTTTATCATTGATATTTGATGATGCCACTTCTATTGAAGGAGATTGGTTTTTTGATTGTTCTGGTTTTGCTAAACTGTTGTTGAAAGAAGCTCTTGGTGTAAAATATATTGATTACTCACAACAGTTTCCTGCTTCATCAGTTCTTGGTTGGTGGGGTAAAGAGGTTGAGTATAAATCATACACTGAACTAACTGCTATGAAGTATGGATGGTCTTGGAACATCAATATACGAAATAGAAGCGGAAATGGATATATCTACGACAATACAGAAATAACTGCTGATCAGGCTCTTGAAGAAGCTGAAAAAAGATTTAACATTAAAATTGATCCAATCGCATCGTTTACATATAAGCCAGACTTGGCATCTGAATTTTGGAAAAACAATGTCATTGGTGTTGGTATAAGTACTGGATTTGCAGAACCACTTGAGTCTAATGGTCTTGGTGTTGCTGTTCATAGTATTGTTAATCTTTCTTTGTACTGGGATCCATACAATAAAACTGGAGTTGCAGAAAAGAAATTATACAACGAAGAGATGCTTCGTCAAACTACAGGTGTGATTGATTTTATAAATCTGCATTACAGAGGTAAACGAACTGACAGTTCTTACTGGTTAAAACTAAAAGATCGTTCGACTTGGACTGATCGTGTTAAAGATTATGTTGATATGTGGGGGAATGGTATCCTTGGAGAATACAATCTCTACTCAGCTTACTCAGCTGGCAGTTTCCTGACAGTTGGACAGGCTCTACATCTATTCGATAAAGATAAAATTAGAGATAGACTTTATAATTTGAACTCTCAAGATGCGATTTATGTGTATGAGAATAAAATTATTCCAGAAAAAGAAGCATTTAAAAAGAAAATGATGGACACCTGCTACACAACAGAAGGTTGGGCGAAGGCATTTTATGCAACATATGGAACAAAAGGTAGAACAGAAATAACTTGACATTTATAAATAGATGTAGTATAATAAGTCTAACAAGGAGATAATTGTGAAGAAACTTATTCTAGCATTAGTATTGTTATCTGGTGTTGCATCTGCCGAGGCATGTTGCTATCGTGGTTATGGATACCATCCATATGGTTGGGTTGGTCCAGCAGTTATTGGTGGTGTGATTGGTTATGAACTTGCTCGTCCACCTGTTGTTGTGCAACAACCAGTGATTGTCCAGCAACCACCTGTTGTATATCAACAACCACAATTACCTGTGCCACCTGTAGGTTATCATTACCAGTTAATGATTAATCCTCAAAATAATTATCAACAATACGTCCTAGTGCCGAACTAAGATGTATAAATAAATAACCTTACAAGAAGTAGGGTTATTTTTAAATTTACTTGACATTTAAACAAAAGAGACGTATAATTTCTACTATGAAATCGTTAAACATATCCAGATCGTTGAATAAACATCTTCCACTTAATAGTGGCTGGACATGCTCACGTCCACAGTTCGTTGCCACAGCGATTGAGTATGATGAGGGGTGGGATGGCTAAAGTAAATTAACAAGTTTATTTTATCAATCCTACCCTCTAAGATGAAAGTCTAGAGGGTTTTTTGTTTTATACCCTACTATCCAGTAGGGTTATTAAAGAAGAAATTTGACATTAATATAAATTAAGGTATAATTGCTTCTGTTCTTTAAAAATTTGCGTACCAAATGTTCCCGAGTGGTGTAGTGGTAGCACAACAGACTTTGACTCTGTTAGTATAAGTTCGATTCTTATCTCGGGTGCCAAACAGAAATGCATTGCGTAAATCGCAGTCCGCTGGTAATGATCTGCTATGGTTGTGGGGCATTGCATTTCTGTTTGGTAGTGATGATATGAAGCGAATTAATTACTCGCAGATTATGACCTAGAAGCGACTGGATGAACTTGAGCGTTGGCCAGTAAGGTACTCAACATCGCAACCAATCTTTTTTTAATTTAACAGGAGAATGACATGAAGCGAGGTAAACTCTAGTGTCGCTCAAGATCCCGTATTGGTCTTGGGTTGGCACGTAAAATAAAATTAATTACGACAACCCACTCGTAGCGTTAATGGTAGCGCACTTGACTCTTAATCAATGAGGTGTGAGTTCGAATCTCACTGAGTGGACCAATTCGGGGGTATAACTTAACGGCAAAGTAGTAGGCTTTTAACCTATTAATCAGAGTTCGATTCTCTGTGCCCCTACCATATAAAAACATACTGGCTGATTCGTTGCTAGATTTATACCTGGCTTCTTCAAGGTTAGTGTGTTTCTATATGGTAGTAAATATCATAGCGTAATGTGCTACGAAATGACCTATTGTGTTGGACAGTAGATAAATGCACATATCCAACACCATATAAAAACACATTAGAGATAAGCAGGAACTTGTGGCCACGAGGTCGCCTCGTCTAGTGTGTTTCTATATGGTGGTAAGTCATGGTCGACAAGTTGTTTGACCGTATGCGTAGCAGGATTGCAAACCCGAGGGGCATATGGCGGCAGGAAATGATATCGCCTGTTTGTAAAACAAACGACTAGTTGGGTTCGATACCCAATTACTACACCATATAAAAACACATTCAGACCAAGCGCATTGGTTTGTTGGATACAGCTCTGGACTCCGGAGTGGCAGGTTCAATTCCTGTAAGTGCCTGATCAGCACCGAGTGTGTTTCTATATGGTCAGTGGTGTTCTTAGTGTAGTGGTCTGCACCTCTCGCTGTGACCGAGATAGTATGAGTTCGATCCTCATAGAATACCCCAATGCAACTTTAGCTGATGTGGTCATAGCGGTGGTCTGAAGAGCCATTGAAGTAGGTTCGATTCCTACAGGTTGCACCAAAGTTTTATTCCTTCGTAGCTCAGTGGTAGAGCAATCGGCTGATAACCGATAGATACAAGTTCAATTCTTGTCGAAGGAACCAATTGCTCTGCTAGTATAATGGCATTATGTCGGTTTTGTAATCCGAAGACGGCAGTTCGATTCTGTCGCGGAGCACCAGTTTTTATCGGAGTATAGCGCAGTCTGGTAGCGCATCTGGTTTGGGACCAGAGGGTCGCAGGTTCGAATCCTGCTACTCCGACCAATGTTTTGGGCTGTTAGTGATAATGGGAGCACGCTGGCTTTGCACGTCAGAGGTAAGAGTTCGATTCTCTTACGGTCCACCAAATTTTGCCTCGTTAGTTGAATGGTAAAACACCCTCCTTACAAGTGGGATACGGCAGTTCGATTCTGTCACGAGGTACCAAGTTATGCCCGATTGGTGAAATGGATGATCATACTGTGCTACGAACGCAGAGGTAGAGGTTCGATTCCTCTATTGGGTACCAAATATGGAGAGTAATGCAGGGGAGTTGGTTCCCCGACCAGCCTTGAAAACTGGGTTCTGCAGAAATGTGGATGGGGTTCGACTCCTCTGCTCTCCGCCAAAAATAATGCTTTACTTTGATTAAGAAGTAAGGTATAATAATGATTAAATTGAAAAGGAGTTGTATATGCCAAGTGTATTTTTAGTAAGTGATACGCACTTCGGTCATGCTGGTGTATGCAGGTTCACTCGTGACGATGGTGTGACAAAATTAAGACCATGGGATAATGCCGAAGAAATGGATGAAGCCATGGTTAAAATGTGGAACGAAACAGTAAAGCCAACAGATAAAGTTTATCATCTTGGTGATGTTGTTATCAATCGCAAAGCATTGGGAATCATGCGTAGGTTAAATGGCGATAAGGTTTTAATTCGTGGTAACCATGACATCTTTAAAGATGACGACTACCGTGAACACTTTCGTGAGTTACGTGCATACCACGTGATGAATGGAATGATCTTAAGCCACATACCTATTCATAGCGATTCGTTGGGTAGATTTGGTGTTAACATTCATGGTCACTTGCATAGTAATCGTGTTATGTTGAATGGTAAAATTGATCCGAGGTACCACTCTGTCTGCGTTGAACAAACAGACTTCAGACCCATCTTGTTTGAGCAAGTAATCCAAAAGATTAAAGATGAGGGTGGTACAGTAGGATTTACCAATGGCAATTATTAGTGAGTGGGCAGGATGGTAATGCAGCGGATTGCTAATCCGTAGACTTGTGAAAGCAGGTCACAGGGTTCGACTCCCTGACTCACTGCCAATGCGAGTGTGGTGGAATGGTATACACTACAGACTTAAAATCTGTCGCCAGTAATGGATTGAGGGTTCAAGTCCCTCCACTCGTACCAGTTTTTGCGGCGATCGTATAATGGACAATACAGTAGGCTTCTACCCTACGAATGAGGGTTCGATTCCTTCTTGCCGCCCCAGTTGTTGGGCTTATAGCATAAAGGTAGTGCCGTCAACTCATAATTGATAAGGTTCGAGTTCGAATCTCGGTGAGCCCACCATGCCTCGATGGACAAATTGGTAAAGTCGTCTCTCTCAAAAGGAGAAGATTCTGTGAGTTCGAATCTCACTCGAGGTACCAAATATGTACGTGTGACCCGAATGGCTAGGGAACAGTTTGCAACCCTGTTTTATGTAGGTTCGATTCCTATCACGTACTCCAAAATAACCCTTACACTGGTAAGGTTATTATTTAAATTGCTTGACATTTATACCAAATAGAGTATAATTAAGGTTCTGAAGTTGATAAGGAGTCTTGAAAATAATTTTAAAATAGTTGAAAATAATGCTTGACATTAATTTGAAACTAAGATATAATTAAGGTTCTGAAGTTAAAAAGGATTTGTTATGGAATGTGTATTTTGCAGGAAATGGCATTTTAATGGTGTAAAGGGATGTAAAGCTCCAGGTGCTCCAAAAGAATAAATTCTGAAAATCCTCTCTAAGTCTTTACGTGAAGTCGGAAGCATGAGGTAATAAGTAAACTGGTTGGTGGTGTCTCCAGATTTTTCAAAACCACCACCTTTACTGCGTTCGTCTATCGGTTAGGACATCAGGTTTTCAACCTGAGAAGACGAGTTCGACTCTCGTACGCAGTACCATATTAAATTGTATTGGGTTGCCAATACCAGTAGGTAGCTTAATTTGGTGTTAATCAGGAGCCGTCCTGACCACTTTAAGTTTACACGAAACCTTGAGATTATATCAGGAGGACGCTGGATATTATTGGATTGTAATGTATAATGCGACCAATCGTAGGACGACTACGTGGCTATCTCTCGGGTGAGAGTTGTTGCTAAATACCCCAGTATAATTTAATATGGTAGAGGTTATAAACAAGTCTCGTAGTAAAGAAAGGATTGGGCGACCTTTCCTACCATAATTGTTTTTGTTTAGTGTTATCAAGGTATCGTCATAGGACGCTATGACTATTCGGGTCCAACTGTGCGAGGAACGGATCCTGATATAACTGCTATTCGCTTGTCAGTGCTAGCTACATTGTTGACAAATCGGCATGATAGCACTAAACAAAAACAATGGAGATGCGGCACAGTTGGAGGGGTGCGGCAGACTGTAAATCTGTTTCCTAGGACTAGTAGGTTCGAATCTTACCATCTCCACCAAAGTTTTCGGCTCGTTAATATAATGGTCATTATGCCACTCTGTCTAAGTGGATACAGGAGTTCGATTCTCCTACGAGTCGCCAAATGTAAGATAGTTGCTATCGCGTCCTGCAGGTAAGTTAGCAACCGTAACGTCACGGAAGGTTGGAAGCCGTGTAAGAAATACACACCAGAAATTTATTCCAGAGTAGCACAGCGGTAGTGCAGTTGACTGTTAATCAATTGGTCGTAGGTTCGATCCCTGCCTCTGGAGCCAGTAATGAGAAATTCGCATTGGGGTGCGTAATTATAATCAACAGTGACCCACCAACCACTGTGTCTCGACTATTTTGTAATAAGGAAGTAAAAATGGATATTGATAAAGCAGCAGTATTTTTAGTTGGAACAATTTTGACATCAATGGCTTTTATTATTATTGTTGTCACTGCTGTAGCAATCAATAACATTATACACAAATATTGGAAAAGCTGGGGATGGAAATTCTTTCCAGCGTTTATATATAATGATGAGGAACAGAAAGAAAATCTGCGTCAGGAACCCAAAAGGTAGGGGTGGTCGTCTCTAAAACGATTTGTAGCAGGTTCGATTCCTGTCTGACGCACCAAAAATTTAATGAAAGGGAATGCCATGAAAGACATGCGTTTGTAGATTCGCCCTCCGTAATCTTCTTGTTTGTATGGAATTTTATTTTAAACAATCAAGGAGAATTAAATGAATATCGAATTAAAAATTAAAGCAAAACATCTAGCACTTGAACCATCTATAATCAAGCGTGAAGAGAAAAAGTTAAAGAAACAAATTAAATACACCAAAGGTACTGACATTAGTCTAATCTGGAAACTGAATGATCTTGTTAATCATCGTAAGTGGAATGTTAGAAATGAAAGTCGTGCGACTGAACTGGCAAGAGCATATCTAGCTGGTAAACCTTATAATTACGTTGAGAAGAAACGTAATAATGAAATAATGTTTCAGTTGTACATAGTGCCAAGAATTGTTACCATGGTAACAAGATATGGTAAAGGTGACCAAAGAAAGATTGACAAAAGTCATATCCAAGAGTGGTCAAAGGTTTAATTGCGGGTTGGAGAAGTGGTATCTCAGGAGTCTCATAAGCTCCAGGTCGTTGGTTCGATTCCAGCACTCCGCAACCAAAAAATTAGTCCCGATAGGCTTACGGTAAACATCCCTAGTTTATCGTGGCTCACTTTGTCGTGGTGGGTGCAAGTCCCATCGTTAAAAATAAGCGAGTGATGGTGGACTTCGCTTACGGATGTTCAGACCTGAGGACTGTCGTCCAATATCAAAAGACTCAAGTGGAATTCTTTAGGGAGAGTTCCTATTGATTAGAGTGAATGCAAAAGAAAAGGCAATCCCAACTGTTAGGGAAGAACATCGCTAAGTGTCCAATTCCAGTCATACGGAGATGATTACTGATGCCGAAGGTAATCTTAAATGCACATTTAGTGAGCGAATGCTCTTAAAATCACAACAGTACTCTAATCAATATGCCCCGATGACGGAATTGGTATACGTGTTGGTCTTAGAAGCCAAATTTTGAGAGTTCGAGTCTCTCTTGGGGCACCAAAGGAAATATATGGAAGATGATGATTTTAAAATATTGTACAAATTATCAAACAAACCATACAAACAAAGAATGTATAGTTGTGTTCCTGGTGAATTTGTATTAGACAAAAAATTAAATGGCGATGTAGCTCAACTGGTAGAGCAGGTTCTTCATACGGACAAGGTTGGGAGCTCGGATCTCTCCTTCGCCACCAAATAATTTAATTTACGATTAATGCCCTTTTAGCTCAGTTGGTAGAGCATCTCATTAGTAATGAGGAGGTCTGCGGTTCGAATCCGTAAAAGGGCACCATTTTAATAAAACTATAAAAATTACAACGACGCTAAATAGTTGTATGTTAACTATTAAGATTAAATAAAATGTCAAAGGTTCTGTTCGTTCTAAAACGAAAAGATGATTACCATGTTGAAAGAGATAATACGATAGGTCTAAGCACAGGTCTATACAACTCAGCAAAGTTTATGGATAACATGCTACTTGACGCTGGCATTGAATCAAAGATGGTTGTTGTTCCAGATAACAATCATATCGATAGAGAAGTTTCTAATTACAAACCAACTCACGTAATCATTGAAGCACTCTGGGTTGTCCCAGAAAAATTCCAAGTATTAAAGAAATTACATCCGAATGTTAAATGGATTGTTCGTTTACATTCAGAGATGCCTTTTATGTCAGGTGAAGGTCCAGCAATGGATTGGATTCCTGAGTATGCAATGATGGATAATGTTTATGTAGCTTGCAATGCTCCACGTATGATGCGCGAAGTTAAAGAGATTATGAAAGCAAAATCGCCATGGAGAATATGGGATTATAAAGTAATCTATCTACCGAACTACTATCCTCAAGTGTTTAAACGCAAAACTTTAGACAAAACAAAAGAGTATATTGACATTGGATGTTTCGGTGCGATTCGTCCATTAAAAAATCACTTGGTTCAGGCAATTGCTGCAATTGAGTTCGCAAACTCAATCAATAAAAAGTTGCGTTTTCACGTGAATGCAGGTAGAATAGAAATGAATGGTGGACCAGCTGTACATAATCTTAAGGGTTTATTTCAGCATGTGTATGATGAAGGTCATGAGTTGATCAATCATAATTGGACACCAAGAGAACAGTTCCTGGAACTGTGTGCTCAAATGGATTTAGGTATGCAATGTAACTTCTCTGAAACATTCAACATCGTTGGTGCTGATTTAATTTCTCAGGGAGTTCCTTTGATTGGTAGTAAAGAAATACCATGGCAGGTTGTTGGTCGTTGCGATCCAACTGAAAGCGCAGGAATCGTTGAGGGTTTAAAGAATGCGTATGAATATCCTAGATTGAATACATATTTAAATCAATTTGCCATGAAAAGATATACAAATAAAACCAAAGCAATTTGGGAAAACTATTTTAAAGGAAAATAAATGTCACATACAGTAAAGATTCATCGTTGGGTCAATGGCATGTTAAAAATTGCAACATCAACACATAATACTCTTGAAGAAGCAATTGAGCATGCGAAACATATGACACGTGGTACTGGTCATAATGCTAAGGTTTATGGTGAGAATGCAGAATTGATACATACAATTAGCGAAGATCTAACACAAAATACTTACGCTTAATAATATTACTCAGTAGTGTAACGGCAGCATACCAGTCTCCAAAACTGTTGGTCGGGGTTCAAATCCCTGCTGGGTAGCCAAATAATGCGGGACTAGTTTAGTGGTAAAACGGCAGTCTTCCAAACTTCAGTTACGAGTTCGATTCTCGTGTCCCGCTCCATAGAAATGAGGTATGATATGCGTAAGCAAATTGACATTGATGAAGTAAGAGAATTCATCATGGCGCAAAGTCCAGAATCTAAAATCTACATCGGTGGAGATTCTGAAAGACATTTGATCGGTAAAGACTGGTACGCAGATTACATCTTGGTTGTTGTTGTTCATATTAATGGAAACAACGGATGCAAGATTTTTGGTGAAGTGCAACGAGAACGTGATTGGGATAAAACCAAGAATCGTCCACGTATGCGCCTGATGAATGAAGTTTATAAAATTGCTGACTTGTACATGAAGTTACATGATGTACTTGAAGATCGTGAAGTAGAAGTTCACTTGGACATTAACCCAAATGAAATTCATGGTTCTTCATGCGTCATTAACGAAGCTACTGGTTACATCAAGGGTATGTGTAATGTCATCCCTATGGTTAAACCAAAAGCATTCGCTGCTTCATACGCAGCAGATAGATATAAGTCATACATGGCAGCATAAATACATTATAATGCGGGATTAGCTCAGCTGGTAGAGCACAACGTTGCCAACGTCGAGGTCGAGAGTTCGAATCTCTTATCCCGCTCCATTGATTGTTAATTATGCACTTAAATTTAATAGAAAATTATTTGTACACTAGGCAGTTAGATCTTGATCTACCTACATTAAACAAATCCGTAAATACAATATACGAATATGTTAAAGATAGATTTGCCAAAGGCGAAGATTTCAATGGCCAGTCGCAATTAAAATTAGAATTATATTCAAAATACAATCTCTTTATGTATCCTCTACCAGAGGTACATAAACTATACACAGAGGTACGAGATACCTTTCACGCAGCTAATCGCCATATGAATTCGGAAGAACCATATGGCGATTATTTCATTCAGTGTTGGATTAATTACTACCATACAGGTGAGTACATTAATTGGCATGGACACTGGGAATCCAAATACAAAACATGGCATGGCTTCTTCTGTTTAGAAACGGAGCCAGAGTCGCACACTACATATAGAATACCGAATGTTAATGGAGACATTGACGTTCAGAGTAAAAACAATCTATTGGTAATGGGTCCAAGCAATGGAGATTTACATAGATCTTCTGACTGGAAAAATAATTACCCAAGAATCACATTGGCATTTGATATAATTCCAGCACAAAGTTTAATCGATGCTGGATTTCATCTAAATACTAATCACTGGTTACCACTATAAGGAAAACGAAAATGGAAATGAGGATGTTCACTGACAACGATGATGATACTGCTCTAAGAAAAGAAGGTAGCATTACCATTCTAGAAAAGCCAGCTGATGGTGAAGAGCAATGTCACATGTTATGGCCAACACCAGTTGTTATGGCAAAACCATTTACTGATGAATTCATTGATAAATTAAGAGAAGACATGGCGTATCTTCTAAAACCAGGTGCTCCAGGAACTTTTAATCACACAGACATTTGGTCGTTACCAGATCTGCCAGATTCATTGGTTCAGGTTAAGCTGAAGATGCTTGAGTTGATGGAGAAATATTATAGACCATTGGCAGAAATGCCTCTTCCTAAATTTACAGCATCAAAAGGATATTTCAGATACACGACTGGAGATAATGTGTATAGAATTACCCCACATAAACATGGTAACACACTTGGTGTTGGTATGCTTTATGTTACTGCTGATGAAAGAAACCCAGGAAACCTTATGATGGTTGACCCACGTGGTGGTGTAAATTGGACTAATCAATTTACAGCATTCAAGAAGGTACGTGTAGAACAGGGGCTAATGATTATCCATCCAGGATATTTGTTACACTTTGTTGAACCATCTAATGTTGATATGGGTATGCACTATGGAACAAGAACTGCTATTATTTCAAACCTCCATAGAACGCATGATGATTTTGTTCAGGTTCTAAAAGATTACGACCATTATATTGGTAGAACAGCATCTGGAGATTTGGAAGCATAATGTCTCTAGTTATTATTGATGATGTAGTTGATAAGAAAACACAGGACGAAATAGAAAAATCCATTTTTAGTAAGAATACTAAGTGGATTTTTGCACGTACTGTGTTTTATGATGGTACTAATCCAGAAGTAAATGAAACTCAGAAAAATTCTTTGATGTCATTTACTAATCTGATGATGGACCCTCAGAACCAACCAGAATCAGATCCGAACATTGAATTATATTCAACCCCTGTAAAAAATATAGCAAAAACTATTCTGCAAATACGTGCTCAATTACAGTTGCCTGTTTTGACAGAAAAGGATAAACTATATGGAGTACCGCATATTGATGGGTATAGAAATTCTCCATATAGAGTTGGTGTTTATTATGTAAATGATTCAGATGGTGATACATATATTTTTAAACAAACAACAAGTAATACTACCCATGTAAATGTAATGAATGGTTTGTTGGATGTTGAAACGACAGTAACTCCCAAAAAAGGTAGATTGATTATATTTGATGGTAGCGTCTATCATGCTGTAGGTAAACCTAAAAAAGATGTAAGAGCCGTTCTAAATTATCATTTTATAGTATGAAAATAATTGATCATTTCTATGAAGATACCTCGCGTGTCTTCAATCTTATCAATTCTAATTTTAATGGATCAGGTTGTGGTGTTGGATTTAAAAGTCTACCACTTGAACAACTAGATCCATTGTTATTTTCGCAGTTCAAAGAGAATATATTTCTATTACATAACTTACCGAGCAATTTAAATCTCACTACATATTTTACCTCTTATGGATATAATCCAATAGAGCAGTTGAATCGATACTGTGCTCATATAGATGGTAGAAATAACAATCAATGTGATTTAAGAGTTGAAGATTTTAACTTGGTATTGTGTGGTCAGATATTTCTTTCTTATGATGCTGACAAAGAAACTGGATTAACATTCTATGAACCGAAACCCGAGTTGAATTGGAATCAACAAGAACTATTTGATAGAGCATTGAATAATTATTTGGCGCCAAAGAACGCATACAACGCTGGTAAAATTAATATTGAAGAATATACAAAATTGTTTAATGAGTATCATAATCAGTTTAATGTCACTGATGTTATATCAAATGTATTCAACAGAATGGTTTCATGGGAAGCTGGAACTATCAATAGTTCTAAAATGACAAAGAAACAGGGAACTAAAATAGTTCAAAATTTTTATGTTGAGAAAAGATAATGTGGTTTGATCAGTATCCTGAATTTGTATCCCTTGATCCAAGAAAGGATCGAGCAACTGTAACAGTAACAAGCGAATCTCTTACCAATAGATGCGAAGTTATGCTGCCACCAGAATTGATCAAAAATAAATCAATTCTCGATGTTGGTTGTGCACTAGGCGCAATGGGTAAATGGAGTATGGAGAATGGTGCATATCTGTATGATGGTGTTGAGATCCAACAGGAATACAAAGAGAAAGCGAAGCATCTTCTAGAGCAGTATGATAATGCTCAAATTTACAAATTCCTAGGTAACACTTCTGACAGTTACGACATCGTAATTGCCGCTGGAGTTATTCATGGCACCTTCGATCTGATTGGGTTTATTCAAAAGATATGCTCCAAAGCAAGGGATTATGTTATAATTGAAACCCATCTTATAAATGGAGATACACCCTCAATTGCTCTTACCGCTGGCAATATGATAAACCATAATGATGTGAATAAACCATTCAATGGTCTTCAGCTTATGCCAAACAGACCAGCAATAGATCTCTTGATGCAATGTAATGGTTTTTCTTTGGATGCTAACCTATACCCAAAACCATTTGTTCATGGCCATGATGCTTACAATTCTAAGACAGGAAGCGATAGATTCATTGCTAGATATAAAAGAGGTTTAGATAAAGTACAAACATTAGAGGAATCAATATATGTGGGAGTTTGATAAAACTGTTGCTTCTAGATTTGAAAAGGAAGCACACAATCACATTCCAGATTATCAGCGTGTAATAGAATTGTGTTGTAGTATTGCTGAGCGAAAGGGTTTACCCCTCGATGCCACTATTGTAGATATTGGTTCTGCTCTCGGTGAAACAATGTACCAATTTAAAGCCAATGGATTTACAAATGTATGGGGTGTTGAGTCTAGTGCAGCGATGAGAGATGCTTCTTTGTTTAAAGAAAACATTATTCTTTCTGAAACATATCCAAATTTAAAAGCGGACATGATCATGATGAATTGGACATTACATTTTATCAAAAACAAGTACGCATATCTTAAAGACATATATGATAATCTGAATGACGATGGTGTGTTTATTTTAACTGATAAAACGAACCAATCGACAATGGTAAAAGATCTTTACTATGACTTCAAGAGAGACAATGGTGTTTCTGATGAATACATATTCAATAAAGAAAAACAGCTACAGGGTATAATGAAGACTGAGGATTTTGGTTGGTATTATTATACTCTTAGCATCATGGGATTTAAAAATGTTCAAATGATTAATTCTTCTCTTGGATTTACAACATTCTACTGCGAGAAATAATGCAAATTATAGATGATGTAGTTGATAAAGAAACCCAAGATCTTATTGAAGATCTTGTTCTTGGATCTGATAAACCAAGATGGGTGTATCATCGAGGATATAACACACCAAAAAGAATACCACCACTAACTAAAGAAATATCATCTCCATCATTCTTTTTTGAGATAGTTCGAGCAAACAATAATACATTAGTAGATCCATCTTATGATATTTTCCTCAAACCGATAGAAAAATTTAATCCAAGAAAAATTTTTAAAGTAAGAGCAACTCTGCATCATGCATTAAAACACGAAACCAGAACTGCTCTTACACCACATTTAGATGCTCTTCCGGAACAATACGGTACTGATGAATTTAAAGTAGCAGTATATTATGTAAACGAATCTACTGGTCCAACTGTGTTTTATAAAGAAACATATCAAACAGCTAGAGAAAAAAATCTATCCAATGAACAGATTAATAATTATGAGATGGAAGTTGATAAAATAGTTGAACCGAAAAAAGGTAGAATTATTCTCTTCAATCATGATCAATTTCATTCTACGGGTGTATCTCAAGATGGAATCAGATCAATAATAAACTACAATTTTATATGATGCAGAAAGATCATCTAGATAAAGCAATGTCATATTCTAAAATGAAACAGAATAAAATATTGTTTTACTTTACACATATGTACTGGGCAATACACCTTTGCTTTACTCTACTTGTTTGGGCATGTTTAATGCTCATACACGCATTTGTTCCACAGCTTGTTGGTTTCTATGTTATAGAAAAGATGGTGGATTATATCATTAAACTTAAAACAGATCATCCTGAAGATCCTATATTAAAATGCATCCAATTTACAAAGTAAACTTACCTAGAATCTCCGACGAACTAGAACATAAATTGATTGTTGTTGCTTCGCAGTATGAATCATTTAAGTATAACAATGGAACTATTGGACAAAAATACTATGAGGAAGGTATAACATCTGATCGTATAGAGACTCTTAAACAACTATATGGATTTGATCATATACCACAACATCGTTCTCAGGGATTTGATGTTACATTACAGAATGTAGTTCGTAATACTTTAGATCTTCCAATAATCAATAGCATGTATGTTCAGGTTATTGAAAGTAAAGATTCGTTTATTCATACTGATGGAGGTCATCGTAAATGTTCTCTCTATTATTTGATGAGCGATAATAAACCTTCTGTTACTAAATTCTATAAAACTACTGAAGAACCATTTGTATCTACCGTATATCGCCCACAAGATGTTACTGAATATTTCTCTTATGAGATGGAGCAACATTGCTGGCATACATTCAACCATGATGAGATCCATAGTGTAAACAACATACAAGGCTTACGAATTGGACTGATTTTGGATATGACAAAACAATTTAAAGACTATGAACAGTTTATTTTATTTCTAAAAGACAAAGGACTGGTTGATGCTTAATTATCCTGCCTTCACCAACAATGAATTTTGTAAGGTTGAAGATTTAAAGATCTCTATTCTTGATCTTGGTTTCATCCATTCTGACGCAACGTATGATGTTCTTGCTGTTAAAGACAGAGAGTTTGTTAATCTTGATGCGCACATTAAAAGATTCATCAATAGTTGTAAGGGATGGAGAATACCAATTAAATATGCATATGAAGACATTGAAGCAATACTTCGAGTAATGCTTGCTAAATTGGACTCAACATATCCGCAAGACTTACTTGTTTGGATTGCAGTTACACGTGGTATCCCAAAATCAGGCAATCCTCGTGATCTTGAGAGTTGCGAACCAAACTTCTATGCGTATATGAAACCATATTTTGGTTTTAATAGAAACAATACAGCAACTGTTTGCTTGTCGAAACAGCAACGCAATACATCATTCGATCAGCGTATGAAAAATTTCGCCTGGAATGATTTAACACTTGCACAATGGGAAGCAATTGATCGTGGATATGACACTGCTGTTCTATTAGATTCGAGAGGATTCTTAACTGAAGGTCCAGGATTTAATGTTGCAATTGTTAAAGATGAAATTATCTACGCACCTAAGCATAACAGATTAGATGGAACAGTTATGAATCAGGTTGAGCAGTTGTGTGCGTTCAATAACAAAAATTTTAATTGGGCAGCAATTTCTGCTGACGATATTGAGAACTGCGATGCTATGTTTCTAACATCAACAGCTGGTAATGTTATAAATGTATCATGTTTTGAAAACAAATATTTTAATGAAAGTGAAATTATAACATGGTTACAGAACACCATCTAAACGGAACATACTACAAATATTACCAATCAGAAGGTAATTCAAATTTACTGGTTCTTCTACCAGGACAATCCTTAACACCAAGAGCATTCTGGGAATTCAAATTACCAGATGGTTCAACACATGTTGATTATTTTATGAAAGCAGGTGTTGATGTAATTTTATTTGATCCTCATGGGTATGGGAAAAGTACTGTCTTTAAGAATTATAATAGAATTGAGTACGCGAATCAGATTACTGCTGTTGTAAACCAGATGATTAAACCATATGAAAATAAAGTTGTGTTTGGATTCTCTACATCAACTGCCCCAGCGCTGATAGCTGGGCATAATGGATACTTTAATAAGATTATTGTACACAGCCCTTTGATACGTCAAAGACCAAATGGGCAGTTTTTTCCTGATTATGAAATCTCTAAACAGGTAATGGAAGTTGATTTTGAATCCTTATTAGAGAACAGAATTAAAAACATTAGCGACAAGCTCATACCGCAATCTAACAAAATTGCTGGATGGATTGATAGCGTAAAACAAATTTCAGGACAGTCTTGGAAAGCTCCATACCAAACAGCACAAGACATAATGACGTATTATTGTTTTTATAGGAAACACGACATCCAATCAAACCCAAATATTCCTGTTCTACGAATTGTTGGTGAGTATGATGTTGAAATTAAATCTTCTCCTGTTTGTGACAACAGATTTAAACAGATGTTCCCACATCACAAGAGTGTTGTTATACCAAACAGTACGCATTTTTCTATGTGGGAGAACAACTCTAATCTTACAAGAGATGCCATGATTAAATTCATTGGAGAATAATATGGAAATGTATGAAATCGATGCTATTGTTGACAAACATAAAAACAATTTTGTTGACAATCAGAATTACATGGTTCACATTTCAGATCGTCATGGAGTAATCCCGATATTGATGCATACAGCATCTTCTAGAGTAATTGGTGTCGCCAAATCTTTCCTTTCAATACAATCTCTGTTAGACCACAATACATCTGAAAGATTTTTTTTTGGTTCTCCAAGGCAAAATACAGATTTTAATGTCCCAAATTTTAAAATATGGACTGTCAAATATGATAGATCAAAAGAAACATGGGGTGTTGATTTAAATTTTAGTGGAACAGAGCAGATCGATTATTTAATTTTTATGAACCAGAAATTGAAGTTGATTGACAGTATAAACAATACCATCTGTAACAATCAAGCACGCCTAACACATAAATTACCATACGAACAGTACATGTTGATTGGAAAATTGGATGAGATTAATAAAATAATTACGAACAATATTCAAGAAGATTCACTGAACAATTATCCTCTTGTTTCAGCATATGCTAGAGATAGAAATATTTCTTTACAAGATGCAACCAAAGAACTGAGTTTTCAAATAAAGAATGACTTCACACATCTAAGCGAGTTAGAGTATCTAAGACTAAAATACAGTAGAATTGTCAGAGAAGAAACAGACATGTCTAACTTCAGAACCATCGAGCATGATCTAATGAATGAATTATATGGGTACTCTAGATTTGGTGTTTTATGAGTAACCTAATATATTATAACAGCGTTGATTGTTTTAGAAAGCAAGAAAACTTTGAGAAGATACCAGGAGGTAAAAACTTCTCGTATTTGTTTTATATTCTTGGTGGAAATTATGTCTACTATGATAGAACAGAAGCTGTTAAGATACCATTAAAATATGAATTAATGCCGCATCTGAGTCTACCAGTGTACAGGAAAATGGATAAATCGTTCTCTCAGATTTGTGACGAACGAGTCATAGAATTGTATGAAAGAGCAAAATCCAACAACAAAAAGATTGCTATAATGTATAGTGGTGGAATAGATTCTTCTCTAATCGTAACTGCTTTTCTTAAAAATTTGACAGAAGAACAGTTGAAAGATGTTGTTGTTCTGATGAACGAAGATAGCATAAATGAAAACAGAAATTTCTACTATGACCATATATCAAAAAAGTTAACATGCGTTCCATCTTTTAACTACACATTGTACATAACATCAAAAGATTATCTCCTCATCAGTGGAGAACAGGCTGATCAGTTGTTCATGCCGAATATCATATTTGATTTTATGGATTATAAGAATATTGGAATAAAAGAAACTGAACGACCATTAGAGTATACTAAAGGAATGCTAATTGATTATTTTGATTATGCCATTCCAGACTACAAAAATAAGAAATCTGCAGAATTTGTATATAATATCTTTGATAAGACATCTGCGTCATGTCCGATACCAATAAACAATATCCAAGACATTCTTTGGTGGCACATACTTTGCACAAAATGGCAGTCATGTTACAGTAGAATGCTTGGATTTGTATCAAACCCAAAGGAAATTGAGTTTGAGACTGGATATACAACTTTCTTTTGTAATGATGAATTTCAATTATGGTCAATGAACAATAGAGATTCTATTATCAAAGACACAATAAACACATACAAGTTTGTTCAGAAAGAGTACATCTACGAATACAACAAAGATGAACAGTACTACAAAGAGAAGAAGAAACAGGGTTCTCTTGGTTCTGCAGTAAGAAGAAAGAAACCCTTTGTTTGGCTTGACAAACAAAAAAATTTCGGGTATACTATACCAAACGATCAATACTATAATTTGAAAAACGACTTTACCGATGATAACTGTTCTTGACAATGTGTTTACCGATGAGGATTTCTCTGACTTACAAAAGATGATTCTCGGTCCAAAGATGCCATGGTTTTACATGCCTCAGATCTCAGTGCCACCATGGATATCTGTCAATGATCCAAATGCTGTTGAGACAGATGCATGCCACAATGTTATTGTTGATAGAGAACGTAATTACCTAAGCAATGAGTACAAGGTTCTGTATCCATATCTTCTTCGTATCATGGCAATACTTGGATATACAGAGGACAATCTTTATAGAGTTAGAGCAGCAATGAAATGGCCAAAGCCAGGAATTGGTGCCGAGAAATACAACATACCACACATTGATGCGACATGGCCAAACAAAACTGTTGTGTTCTACATGAATGATAGTGATGGCGACACAAGAATTTTTGATCAGGTTCAAAAACCATTGGATATTAAGATCGAGCAGTTAACTGATAACACTACTCAAGAAGAATTAATACTTTATGGCAATCAGTTTATTAAAGAAGGATTCACCGTAAAACAAACAGTAACACCAAAGGCAAACAGATTGGTGATGTTTGATGGAATGCAGTATCATACGGCAGGTGTTCCTGTTAACACAGAACGCAGAGTAATTTTAAACATAAACATAAAAGAATAAAATGCAAAATTATTATACCCCACTACCGTTATACTTTAAAGAACATGTTCCTGTCGAGAATCAAGATGCGATTCTAAAACACTGCGATGATATTCTTGCTACTATCAAGGATCAACATGGGTTAGAGATTGGACCTGCTAAGTCTTCATACGAACAAAATAATAGAGTTGGTGATAATTTAAAAATACTGAATACTGATTTATTTACGTATCTGATGCCGAAAGTTTGGGAAGCAATATCATATGTTTCTAAAGAGTGGATGTTAGAGTATAACGCATATCACATCACTCAGTGTTGGACGAATAGACATTATCCTGGTGGAAAAACAAAATTCCATAAACATGGCGCTACAACTCAAATGGTAATTGCATATTATTTGAATGTTCCAGAGAATGGTGGGAATCTTTTGATTAAAGATCCAATGGAATATCACTGGGCTGGTTATAACAGCAATAAGAGCGATCTTAACAATCAAGAAGGTTGGGTTGTTCCAGTACAAACTGGAGATATGGTTGTTATGCCAAACTTTTTAACACATGGGTCTGAAGAGAATACTGGTACAGATGCCAGATATGTGTTAACATTTAACATAATGGGAACAATGGGAGGAGAAAACCAATGAATGACGTAATTAAAGAAGAATCAGAATTTGCAAAAAGATATCATGCCGAGAAAGCATTGAAACGTACCAAGAAAAAGGTAAAGAAAGATTTGCAAAAGAAAGGTTTCGATAAGAGCGAAGCGAACAAAGTTGTTAAGGGAATTGTTAATCGAGCAACTAAAACTGTAATCCAGAGACATCAAGGACGTGGTGGATAAACTTGACATACAATAAGTTTTAGAATATAATTATTATATTCAATTTGATAATGGAGAATATATGCTAGAATGTTTAATCGTAGGTGATTCAATTGCAGTTGGTGTTGCAAACGTAAGACAAGAATGCGTTTCATATTCCAAAGGTGGTATTAATTCAAAACAGTGGTTGGATAAAAATATCCAGAATACACCACTACAAGCCAAGCATGTTATTATTTCTCTTGGCTCCAATGATCACAAATACATCAAGACAGAACAAGAACTGCGCACCATTCGTCAGTTAACAAAAGCTGATCGTGTTTACTGGGTTCTACCAAGCAACAAATTTCCAGATGCACAAGCAGCAGTTTGGAAACTTGCAAATGAGAATCATGACACTGTGTTGAAGACTGAACGTATGCAACCAGATAATGTTCATCCTTCTTGGGCTGGTTACAAAGAGATTGCAAAGGCATCTGAATGATTGGTATTATAGGTTATGGGTTTGTTGGTAAAGCAGTGGCCAACAGTTATGATATGTCAGATGTAAGGATTAATGATCCTGCTCATCCGAATTTGAGTGTATCTGTTTCTGATTTAATTGACTGTGAAGCGATATACGTTTGCGTACCAACACCACCAATTAGCATTACTGGTGGATGCGACACTACTATTCTTCATGAAGTATTATACTCATTAAATGACCTACAATACAGAGGAATGGTGATTATCAAGAGCACTGCGCCACCACCATTTTTTAACGTCGCAAAACATCTGTTTAATTTGAAGATGGCATATGTTCCTGAGTTTCTGACACAGGCAAATTCAAACAACGATTATCTTAATCCACATAGAATTTTAGTTGGTTGTGAATCTAACTTCGACGAGCAAGTGTACGATATCTTAAAGAAATCTCGAATCAACTTCGATGGTAACTATGAGTTCTGTACAATGGAAGAAGCATCATTCATTAAGTATCTTTGTAATACACAGTTGGCAATGAAGGTTATTATCAATAACGAATTTAAAGCACTTGCTGATTCAATGAATATTGACTGGGAACAGATAGCAACTTTGGCATCAGGAGATTATAGATTAGGAGCAACGCATTGGAAGGTTCCTGGTCCAGATGGTCTCGGTGGTTATGGCGGTGCATGTTTTCCTAAGGATGTTGATGCGTTGTTATGTGAAGCGAAGCGTAAGAATGTTAAAATGGTAATGCTCGAGACAGCAAGACAAACTAATAAGGCTCTTAGAAAATGAATCCAAATGATTATGTACAAATAAAAGAGTATGCCATTGGTGGTAAACTTGTGACAGCATTCATGCGTGTTCCTTATGATCATGTAGAAATTTCTAAAAGTGATGAATTTTTCAAGAAACTTATTAAAACGAAAATGGTGAATCAAATTGTTGATAAACTACTCGAGGATGGATTAGTGGAGATTACTCAACAAGAAGATTACGCGAATCAAGAAATTATTTTAAGAGCACATGCATACATTGCACCAAACGAACAGGTAAAACTTATTAGAACACTGGCATGATGGAACTAATCAAATATCGCGATGCAGGAATGAATACGTATACGTATTTTTGGAAGAATGCAAACAATAACATAGTCAGTCCTCTGTTCGTTTCAGAAAAGGATGCCATGAACTGGGCAAACGATCCCTTTGGACCACCACCAAACTCAGGAATGACCACCCAGCAAGGAGAATCTCTGGGCGATAAAAACTAAACCAAAAGTTTTACATTTCCAAAATAACCCTACCAAGTGTAGGGTTTTTGTCATTTTGGTTGACATTAATGCAACTTCTAGTATAATTACTCTATTGATTTGATAAAGGTAATTATTATGAGTTTAAACGAATTTTTTATTTTAGGTTTGGTTGCTTCTTATTTTATTTTTGCGTAAGGAATTATCATGGATCTGATTGCTTTAATTTTCGTTGCTTTAGTTACCACTGGTACACTGGTCTTGTGTGTTTCGTTTATAGTAGGAGAATAGAATGTTACACTTTGCAAAGCTACACTATGTTGAGTTGATTTGTTTGCTGGGTGGTTTCGGTTGGGGTTGGATTTTCCACTCAATACTGAATGCTGTGTTTGGTCCGATCGGTCGTTTCTTTCAGACAGCGAAGGTCAGAGTAGAAAGAGTTGAAGTTCCAGTACCTCAGAGAAAAGAGCCATCTGGTGATATATTGGAAATGTTTAAAACAAGAAAGGCAGGATGAGATTATGTTAGTACGTGAATTGATAGAGATATTGTCCCGAGTGGATCCAGATTTGCCCGTAGAAATGACCATGAACATGGAGTACGGATGCGTAGTTGAGCCAGAAATGGTATATGTGCGAGACTATGGACGTGGCGAAGGACCAATCTTGTTCATAGATGATATGTGTTGTTCATAGGAATAACCCTACTAAATGTAGGGTTATTTGGGGTTGTAAGTCGTTGATTTTAAAGGGTTTTTTAGAGTGAAAATAGTGCTTTACATTAATGACAATAAGCGTATAATTACTCTATTGATTTGATAAAAGGAAATTTTAAATGAAAACAGAAATCCGCTTTAACCCTTCTACTGGTAAATACGAAGGTTTCTTTAATGGTTCTCTCGTGAAGCGTACTCAGGATAAGAAATTCCTAGAGAAAATGCTGGCTAACCTTGAGAAAGATGCTCAGGTAGCTACGTCATCTGTTAAAAACAATCAGTTTGACATTAACACTCGCTTCGGTTTCGTTGAGAAACTTGTTACCATGGTTGCTAATGGTGTTCAGCCATCCGCTGTTATCACTGGTGAAGGTGGTCTAGGTAAAACTTATACTGTTACTAAGACTCTCGAGTCTCATGGTTACAAAGATATTTCTGATCTAGCTGAGTTTGAAGTTGGTTCTGTGATTAACACTCGCAAGTGCTTTACCTTCGTTAAGGGTTACTCCACTGCGAAAGGTTTGTATCGTACATTGTTTGAAAACAATAAGTCTATTATCGTTTTTGATGACTGTGATGCTGTGTTGAAAGACCCAGTTGCTTTGAACTTACTCAAAGGTGCTTTGGATTCCTACGGTAAGCGTATTATCTCTTGGAATGCTGACATGAAAGATGAGGATCTTCCTAAATCTTTCAACTTTGAAGGTCGTGTGATTTTCATCTCTAACCTGAATCAAGAATCTATTGATCAAGCGATTCGTAGTCGTTCAATGATGATTGACCTGTCTATGACCACTGATCAAAAGATTGATCGTATGGAATATATTTCCAAGATCCCTCAGTTTCTGCCTGAGTACGATGCTAAGGTTAAGTCCGATGCTCTTGCTTTGATCCGTGCTATCAAAGATGATGTGAAAGAAATTTCTCTCCGCACTTTGATCGCTGTTAGTAAGGTTCGTGCTTCCAATAAAGATTGGAAAGATCTTGCAACATACATGTTAACTGCTTAATTGGAGTTTTTATGAAATCTTTATTATTGATCGGTACTCTTCTTACGAATATTGCAATTGCAATGCCAGCCAAACAGATCACCAACAAGGATGTGGTTGAGCCAAGGCACCCAAAGAAATTGGCTGGTCAAAATAAAGATGACGTAGCATGCCTTGCGTATTCAGTTTTCCGTGAGGCAGGTGTATTGAGTGCAACGCAACAGTTCGCAGTGGCTCAGGTTCATATCAACAGAGTAAGAGAAGGTTCATGGGGCAAGCATCTATGTCAGGTTGTATTTGCCAAGAAGCAGTTTTCCTGGACCGATGAGAAGGTTGTTCGTTGGACTGAGAGAGAACAGTTTTGGTACATGACGCTGGCTCAGAATTTTGTTGATGGTGAGATCGCAGTGAAGAAGATTGAATCAACAAAGACAAAGAAGGTTTTACATTACTATGCAAATTATGTAAAACCAAAGTGGAGAAATTCAGGTGTGGTCGTTGCAATGGCAGGTCCACATGTATTTTTAGCCAATGTGGCACACTAGGAGATTATTATGAGTTTATATAACATGTTGTTTGGTGAAGGTGGTTCAGAAGTTCCATTTTTGTTTGGTTTGCTTGGTAAAACACCTGCGGACTTTGGTCGTTACCGTTCTATCTACGTGACAGATACTCACATCGTTGTTCATACACGCTGTGGTGGTGGTAATCGTGAGGACTACGAAGATGTGTTTGATGAAATGGCAACGCATCCGTTGTTTGACTACGATGAGGACGATGACTTTGACTGCACATACGCAGAATTCTACTTCAAGCACCCAGCTGAGTACAGTGAATTGCTGAAGGAGATGGCAGTTGGCACAGTTACACCTGCAGAAAAGTGGAAAATGTTATTTGAAGCATTGGAGAAGTAATGAAATCAGTTGAAGATTTTGATGTGACAGGTAGAATTTTGCAAATGATTGACGAAGGTTTAAAACCAACGTCAATTTCAGCGATTCTAAATATACCACTAACAATGGTATATGAAGTATTGGAAGACACAATAGATGAGTCTGACTATGATACTGTACCTTACGACGAGGACGAAATATGAATTTAATGACACTACGAGAATTTGCTGCACATAAAGATGGTACGTATGTGTCAATGGATCTATCCCATGAGTCAATGGAATTACTGGATCACTTCGTACAGATGAATCTTGGTCTTACCGAGCGAGTGAATCCAGCCACATATCACATTACGATTATCTACTCACGGACACCTGTTCCTACTGCAGAAAATAGTGCTGGTCTAACATCTAGAACTGATGGATGGATTACTGGCTATGAGATCTTTCCGACCAAGAATCAGGGCAAGTGTCTAGTTGCAAAAGTTGATCTACCCTTTGCTCATTATCTAAATGGTAAGTTGACAGCCGAGGGAGCAACCAGTGATTATGATACATACAAACCACACATTACCCTTGCATATGACACTGAGCAAGAGATTGATGTAAGTACGCTACCATTACCGCAATTCCCAATAACCTTTGGACCAGTGAAGGTGGCACCACTGGATCCAGTCTACGTACCAGGAAATAACGAATGAAAGTAAGAAAACTAATCAAGAAACTATACAAGGCGATTCTGAAGCATCAGGTACAGAAGGAAGCCAAGATCTATAAAAAACTACTCAAGAAATCCTTGCAGGGTAAAAATACCTTTCCAATCAAATGACAACATTTACAACCGAAGATCGCCTCAACGCAATTAAAGCAGGAGCAGAACAGCAGGGAGATGATGATAAGAACTATCGAGAACTGCCCTGCCATACGATCTACTCAACCGATGGGAAACCCTATCTTTCCATCATAGAGGATGATAATCTGATCAAGATGAGAATGCATAACTACGATGATCTATTCGATCGTGGCATCTACTTTACCGTTGATAGACGAGCAATTCCTGATCTTATTAAAGCATTGGAAAAGATAGAATGCTAAGACCAACGCCACCGAGAGTGCCAAGTAGAGAGAAACTCACTCTAAAAGACTGGGTTCCAATTATTATGATCATTCTCATTATTCTTTATTGCTTCATACGAGGATAAAATGAACTCAGAACAAATAGCCAATGCAATCATAGAGAGAGCCAAAAACCTACAACAATTCACAGTGCACGTACCAGTTCCGAAAGGATGGATGCCGCATGGGTCAATTCCCTATGATTTAATGGTGATCAAGGGAACGGCACATATACGAGTCTATGATACTGCTGAGGAAGGAGCGATTGCGCAGGTAAGAAACTGGCTTGAATCAATGAAGGATGATGAGTATGAATAAAAGAGTTATTCCAAAACCAATCAGAAACCAAAGAATGACCAAGGAGGAATTCCTGATTCAGTGGGTATTGGCACGTGCATCATTCCGAGAAGATTTTAGTGGGACAGCAGCAGCTAGATCAGCAGCAGAGGTTTGGGACAAAATTCAGGAGTTAAAATAACCCTACAGATGGTAAGGTTATCGCTTTACTTTGATTCAAAAGTAGGGTATAATTACTCTATTGTGATTGTGAAAGGATAGTTATGAAATTGCTCAGCACTGGTAACCCAAAAGTACTCAAAGGTATGTCCCAAGGTTTTAATACCTACATCCTCCACCTCGCCCCTGCGAATCTGTCTGGCTATGAAACCTGTGCGAAACGCACTACTGGTTGCACTGCTGCTTGCTTGAACACAGCTGGGCGAGGTGGCATGTTCAAACGTGGTGAGACAACCAACACAATTCAGAAGGCACGCATCCGTAAGACAAAGATGTTTTTTGAACAGCGTGATGTGTTCATGTTTGAGTTGGTTCGCGATATCAAGAACGCAATCAAAACATCCGAGCGTAAGGGTTTGACGCCTGTGTTCCGCTTGAATGGCACCAGTGACTTGGCCTTCGAAAAGTATTCAGTCAAACGTGATGGTGTTGAGTACAACAATATCTTTGAAGCATTCCCTGAAGTACAGTTCTATGACTACACCAAGATCCTTGGTCGTAAGGTTTCAGGCATCACAAACTACCACCTGACTTTCTCTGCTGCTGATGGCAACGATGCCGATGTTTACAAAGCAATCGCACGAGGCTACAACGTGGCAACTGTGTTTGGCTTGAAGAAAACTGAGCCCATGCCTGAAACCTATGCTGGTCGCACTGTGTTCAATGGCGATGAGTCTGACCTGCGTTTTCTTGACCCAAAGGGAGTGGTCGTTGGTTTGTATGCCAAAGGCAAGGCAAAGAAGGACACCAGTGGTTTCGTCAAGTTTCCAGTAATAACCCTACAACCTGTAGGGGATTTACTTTAATTCGGAATTCAGATATAATTACTCTATTGAAACAAGAAATGGTTGAAGAATGAACACTATTATCGCAATGTTAGTATTGATAGCATGGTTCGCTATTGGCTTGGCATGTTGGGATATGTTTAGAATCTGGAAAAGGACAAGGAATTAAAATGAACGAACGAATTTGGGAACTTGCCAAAAAGGCTGGAATAAATCTAACACCTGCTCAATTTTCAGGTGTACTAGAGGATGAAGTTGATGAATTTACGCTGGAAGATTTCGCCGAGTTGCTTATTAAAGAATGTGCTCATGTTGCCCTAATGAGTAACGGAAACAATCTTCATGTTTGTGATTTGATTAAGAAACATTTTGGAGTTGAATGATGTTTCCTAATTTGAAAATTATTGGTCGTGGCACTGACCCCAATATCAACAACCACGCAACAATTGCCTTGGACAAGAGTGTGCTCAGTGGGCTTGATCGCAATCGTCCTGCTGGAGGTTATCCTGCTGGCCAAGAGCAAGCCATTGCTGAAATGCGTCAACGAGTGGCAGATTACGAAACCCTACAAGGAGAAGTAAAATGAACACCAAACAAATTGAAATACTCGAAGATCAAGCCAGTCTGTATGCCAGTCGGCAAACAACTGACCCAGATGAATGGGAATTTATTTTCCGTAAAAAGTTCGCCGAGTTGATTGTTCGGGAATGTGCCGAGATTTGTCTAGAAGCAAATGACCACAAAAATATCTTACAACATTTCGGAGTTGAAGAATGATATTAGAAGATTTGGAATATATTTTTAAGCCGCAGATTGAAGAAGGTACATCCAAGTTGTATTTTATGTTGATTGATGGTGCTGACTTAAAAGAAGTTTATCGCCATCCTGCCAGTGACATGGCCAGTCTTGTGCCCATGTTGGATAACTTTCAATACGATGGCACCGAAGGTCGTATGCCTAGATTTGTACAATGAACAAACGAATTAAAGATATTGCTGAAAAGGCTGGCTTGAGATTTACTCAATTGATGAGCAATCCAATGGTTCCTGTTGTGGATGGTAAAGAAACAGATTTAGAAAAGTTCGCCGAGTTGCTTGTAAGGGAATGTATGAAGGTTGCTGATGAAGGCATGGCACAAGTGACTATGAAAGTTGAATGGCCAAGTTATCATATCAAGAAACATTTTGGAGTTGAAGAATGAAAACACAAATGAAAGATGATCGTTTGGAAACATTAAGTGATATGGTTCGCAAAGGGCAACCAATTGATTTTTCAGAAGCAATAGAGGTTATTAATTACCAAGAGAATTTGAAATTAGAACGAAAGAAAAATTCATTTATGTATAAGGTTAAAAGATGGATCGGATTAACATTATGAACGAACGAATTAAAAGCCTGGTATATGAAGCCGAAAAATATGCTTTGAACAAGGCAAACGACCATGACGGAGACGAAGATTATGAAAACACTTTCGAAGATGACTTTCAAGAAAAGTTCGCC